GCACTTTTTCTACTGGTATTAACATTAGAAATCTACATAATGTCATCTTTGCTTCCCCTAGTAAATCAAGAATCAGAAATCTCCAATCAATCGGAAGGGTCCTAAGAAAAAGTGAAAATAAATCAAAAGCAACTCTATATGACATTGCCGATGATATCAGTTATAAATCAAGAAAAAATTATACTCTTAATCATCTAATAGAAAGAATAAAAGTTTATAACGAAGAAAACTTTAATTATGATATTGTAAACATACCGCTTAAAAACTAATGGGAGAAGAGTTTTACGCAGCAATCAAATTAGTAACAGGTGAAGAAATATTTTCTCTAATATGTGTTGATGAGAATGATGGGGATCCTATCATAATTCTTCAAAATCCTGTCATAATGAAAGTTATTAATAATCATATAGGTCAATACGTAAAAGTAAAACCATGGATGGAAATACCATCTGATGATTTCTTTATTATAAAATACGATAAGATCGTTACTATGACTGAAGTTAAAGAAAGTCAAATGATAACCTTCTATGAGAGATATCTTAATGAAGAAGATGTTGATATAGAACTGGATGGTAAGGTAAAGATATCAAATAAGATGGGATATATCTCTTCTGTTGAAGATGCTAGAAAGAACTTAGAGAATATTTTTCGTAAAGATCTTAAAGATAATAAAGAAAGCTAGAGTCTCATCTTCAACGGGAACAAAGGGATTCTACTCATAATTTCGTATGTTGTCAAGTCCTGAAAGTATGGTATAATATACATAACGAAAATTTATCTACAAAGACCGATGTTATGTCCAAGAAGAAATCAGAACATTATGTAAACAACAAAGAGTTACTTGAAGCATTAATTGTTTATAGAACTAAAGTTGAAAAATCATACTTGAAGAAGTACGATAAAGATCTCACAAAGCAACCCAAAGAGGAAAGAGCAAAGCACTGGGAAGGTAAACCACCAATCTCTAATTATCTGGGTGAGTGTTTCTTGAAAATCGCTACACATCTTTCATACAAACCAAACTTTGTGAATTATATGTTTAGAGATGATATGATCTCTGATGGTATTGAAAATTGTGTTCAATATATTCACAACTTTGATCCTGAGAAGTCTAAAAACCCCTTTGCTTACTTTACTCAAATTATTCACTATGCTTTTCTCCGTCGTATTCAAAAGGAGAAGAAGCAACTGGAAATCAAGACCAAGATCATTGAACGAACTGGTTTTGATGAGGTTATGATGGTTGACGATAGCTTGCTTTCTGGAAGCAGTTCGGACTATAATACAATCAAAGATAACGTTGCCTACAAAACTAACCGATGAAGGTTGCCATTATAACAGATCAGCATTTCGGGGCCCGTAAATCCTCTAAGTTTCTTCACGATTATTTCAAAAAATTCTATGATGAAATTTTCTTTCCTTACTTAGAGGAAAATAATATCAAGACAGTTATTGATATGGGCGATACTTTTGATAATCGCAGATCAATTGACTTATGGGCACTTGAATGGGCAAAAGAAAATTATTATGATCGTCTCCAACAAATGGGCGTTACTGTTCATACCATTGTTGGAAATCATACTGCTTACTATAAAAATACTAACTCGGTCAATACTGTAGATTTATTGTTAAAGCAATATGAAAACGTAAAAGTCTATTCAGAAGCAACCGAAGTTAAACTGGATAAACTTAAAGTTCTGTTTATACCCTGGATTAATCAAGAAAATGAGGAAACTACTTTCAAACTTATTCAAAGTGTATCTTGCAAGTGTGCGATGGGGCACCTTGAACTCAATGGATTTAGAGCGCATCGTGGACACGTCATGGAAGACGGTATGGAAAGCGAACTATTTGACAAGTTCGAACTTGTCTTCTCGGGACACTATCACACTCGATCGAATAACGGAAAAATCTTCTACCTAGGAAATCCTTATGAGATGTTCTGGAATGATGTGAATGATACCAGAGGATTTCATATTTTTGATACTGATACCTTAGAGTTTGAACCAGTTAATAATCCATTCAAACTCTTCTACAACGTTTATTATGAAGATACAAACTATAAACTATTCGATGCTCGTGAATATCAGAGTAAAATTGTAAAGGTAATTGTTAAAAAGAAGAGCGATCAAAAGAATTTTGAGAAGTTCATTGATAAACTTTATTCTTCTGGAATTCAAGAACTCAAAATTGTAGAGAACTTTGAAATTCACATAGATGAAGATTTCGAAGTTGAGGAAACTGAAAACACAATTTCTATTTTGAATAGATATATTGACGAATCTGAAATTGATTGTGATAAATCAATTATCAAAGGAATTCTACAAAAAATATACTCACAGGCTTGCGAGGTTGAGTAATGTTTCTTCTCACTCTTAAAGATCAAAAAGAAGACGGAGCATACGCTGTTCAAAACCGATATGGGGAAAAAGTTCTTTTCCTCTTTGAAGAAGAAGATGATGCGGTTCGTTATGCTTTGATGCTTGAAGAGCAAGAAGATACTGAAATGGATGTTGTAGAAGTCGATGATACACTTGCAATAATGACCTGTAAGCGGTATAATTATAAGTATGCCGTCGTTACACCAAACGATATTGTTATTCCCCCGAAATTGAATGATAACCTTTCAAAAGATCCGTTGGCGTAATTTTCTTTCTACTGGAAACAGTTTTACGGAAGTTAATTTTCAGAGCAATCATACAAATCTTATTATTGGTACAAACGGAGCAGGGAAGTCAACCATTCTTGATGCGTTGACTTTTGTTTTGTTCAATAAACCTTTCCGAAAGATTAATAAACCTCAACTGGTCAACACAACCAATGAAAGAGAATGTGTTGTAGAAGTTGAGTTTACGATCAACACTAGAGAATACCTTGTTCGACGTGGTATCAAACCTTCTGTGTTTGATATTGTTGTGAATGGAACTCCAATGCATCGTGAGGCAGATGATCGTGCAATGCAAAGAATTCTAGAAGAGAGTATTTTAAAACTAAATTATAAGTCTTTTACTCAAATTGTAATTCTAGGTAGCAGTACTTTTGTTCCCTTTATGCAGTTGACTACTGCTAATCGGCGTGAGGTGATTGAGGATCTTTTAGATATTCGTGTATTCTCTGCAATGAATAATATTGTAAAGGATAAACTTCGGGAGAAGAAAGAACAGGTTAAGTCTTTGGATTTGAAAAAAGAAAATATCAAAGATAAGATGAAGATGCAACAGGACTTCATCGAAGAGTTAGAGAATCGTGGTAATGCCAATATTAATATCAACAAAGAAAAGATTATCAAGTTAGATTCTGAAGTTGGTAATTGTTTAAAAGATAATGAAAGTATTCAAGATGATATTGATCTTTTAGTTCAGAAGCAGGAAACTCTAACTGGTGCTGGAGATAAGTTAGTGAAACTGAACAATCTAAAAGGTAAACTATCTCAAAAAGTAAGTGTTATTACCAAAGAGCATAAGTTTTTCACAGAAAATACGGTATGCCCTACTTGCACTCAGAACATTGAAGAAGAGTTTCGGTTAAATAGAATTACAGACGCTCAAAATAAAGCAAAGGAACTCCAGAAAGGTTTTCAAGAACTCGAGGAGACTATAAATTTAGAACAGGATAGAGAGCGTCAATTCACAGTTCTTTCCAAGGAGATTACGAAACTCAACCATGAGATTTCTCAAAACAATACTCGGATTTCAATCAACCAGAGACAAATCCGAGATCTTGAAAATGAAATTCAAACAATTGCCCAAAACCTTGCAAACAGAAATACTGAGCATGAGAAATTAGAGGAATTTAAAGAAAATCTCCAAAAAACATTCGAAGACCTCTCAAAGAAAAAAGAAGAAATCGTTTATTACGATTTTGCCTACTCCTTACTCAAGGATGATGGCGTTAAAACGAAGATAATTAAGAAGTATCTTCCGTTCATAAATCAGCAGGTGAATCGTTATCTTCAAATGATGGATTTTTATATTAACTTCCATCTGGATGAAGAATTCAATGAAACTGTAAAATCACCCATTCACGAAGACTTTTCTTACAGTTCTTTCAGTGAGGGTGAAAAAATGAGAATCGACCTTGCTCTTCTCTTTACTTGGAGAGAAGTAGCACGAGTCAAAAATTCCGTTAATACTAATCTGCTGATTATGGATGAAGTCTTTGATTCTTCACTTGATGGATTTGGAACTGATGAGTTTCTGAAAATTATTCGTTACGTGATTAAAGACGCTAATATCTTTGTGATCTCTCATAAGTCAGACCTGCATGACAAATTTGAAAGTGTCATAAGGTTCGAAAAGGTCAAGGGTTTCTCCCGTATGATGTCCTCACAAGCACAAGACTAATGCAAGTCCCCAACCGCTATCATCACTCTAAGAAGGAACAGAAGCGGAAATTAAAACCGCAAGCACTCCGACAAGCAAAAGCACGCCGCCAAGCACTCAAGAAGCGTCTCCAACAAGGGGACGCTTCTTTTTTAATAAATATCTAAAAAAGTGTCTTTTAGAGATGAATAGTAAAGAATATAAAAATTTACAAGAAGCTTATAATTCAATCTATGAGGCTTTAACCGATCAGGCAGAATTAGATAAACTTCGTAAGGCATCTGCACAAGCAACGATGGCAGGTCCTTCAAAAGAAGCACAAGCATTGATGAGTGATAGAACTAAAAGAATGCTTGGTGCTGATAAGTTGCAAGCAGGCATTGCTGGACAGGAAAGAGTTCAGAGAATGATGAGCGGTACGCCAGAACCTACTTCTACACCAAAACCAACTGCACCAACACCTACTAGTACAACTGCTCCTACCCCTAAACCTGCAACGACAGTTAAACCAGGAGATTTTGGTACAACAATGGGTCCTGGACCAACATTTAAGGGTGGACCAGTTCCTCCTCCAATTCAAAACAAAACTGTCATCAAATCACCTGTTCCTGATAGGAGTGCAGATTATCAGAGAGCTTGGGATAATCGTAATAATCCACTTGCTAAGGGGCAAATTAGAAATGCTTGGACTAAAATGAGCCCAGAAGAAAAGGCAGCAGCAAAAGAATGGGCAAAGACAAATAATAAAAATTGGCAGGAAATGGGGCTTCCCGAACAGAGAGATACTTATGATCAAGTTCTACAAATTCTTTTAGATGAAGGATACTCTGAGCAAGAGTGTAATCAAATAATGGTTCAACTTGTGAATGAGGCTGGTCTTGGGGATTTTGTTAAAGCAGTTCAGCAAAGAACTGGTATTGGCAAACCAGGTGTTGGTCCTGGTCAAGTTGCTAAGAATATTTTGAGAGCAGGAATATCCGATATTCTTGGAACTTCTATTGCAACTGGTTCTACCCCATCATCGGTAAGTGCTGCAAAACCAACTCCAACAGTAACATCTTCACCAACGCCAGTTGTTAGAACTTCTACCAAACCTGTTAGAACTGCACCAAAAGGTGCAAATATAGCACCAGATCCTTGGAAACAACCATCAACACCTAGAAGTTCTGCAAAACCATCTACGACTACTGCAAGAACTTCAACAACTCCAAAAGCTTTGACTGGTTCTCCAACACCAAGAGCATTATCTGGATCTCAAACTCGTGCTGCTCTTCCAAGTGGAACACGTGGAGGTGCATTGGTCAAAGGAACACCTGGTGGCGCTATAACTCCCACTGCCAAACCTGGTGCATTAGTAAAAGTTCAAAAACCTTCTACTCCAACCACAACAACAAGAGCATTACCTGGAACTAACGTCCGTGGACTACTTCCACAGGGAGTTAGAAATGTTCTGCCAGATCCTTGGAAGCAGGCAACTGATACTGCCTCTGGTGCTAGAAACTTATGGAATAGAGTTCAGCAAGCAGTTAAACCACAAGCACAATTAAAACCATCACAGACAAATGTTCGTGGTTTGCTTCCAGCAGCAAAACCATCACCTCAAACTGCGGCAAAACCTGCAACTTCTGTAAGATCACAGCAGTTCCAAGATGTCCAAAGATTAAACAAAATGATGAAAGGTGGTTTGATGGGAGAACTACCAAGCACTAAACCAGCATCAAAACCCGCACCTAAACCAATTGGCAATGTAGATAAGGTAGCACCCAAACCAGCAAAACCAAGTACAAAATTAAAACTTCCTCAGGGACCAGGATCTAACACTTTTGGAAATAGAAAGCAAGGATTCTCTATTCCTGGTGGAAGATTGGGTGCTTTTGCCGCAGGTATTCAGGCATATAATACCGCAGATGCAACTCTTAAATCTTCACCTAAGTTACCAACAACTGCAAAAGATGTTAAAAAAGGTGAAACTTATTATGATCCTTCAACAAGAATAGGACCTTCTCAGAGATTTGCTCAAAGAGAAAAGGTTGGTCCAAAAATTGTTGGTCCAGGAAAAGTTGGGACTGAGGCACAATCTTTTGATAGAGCTTATAAATCTGCAAAACAAAAAGGTGGTATGGGATCTACGTTTACTTGGAAAGGTAAATCTTATAAAGTTGAATGAACTATAAATATTTAAAAAGTATTCATAAAATGGAAGCAAAACAAGTTAGAGATTTGATGGAGGCATATGCTTCCGTTTATACACAATCGGAAGAACAAGAAGTCCTTTCAGAAGATCTTCAAGGTGCAGTAGAATCGGGACTTAAAAAAGCTTCTGAGTTTATGAAGACTAATCCTGTTGGTAAAGCTGTTGGGGCAGTTATTGCTCCTGTTGGAAAGGGACGTGGCACTACAACTAAGGCAGAGCAAGAATCAAAAATTAAATCTAATAAGCAAGAAGATGTAGATCTATTTGATCTTGTAAAAGGTCATCTGATGGGTGAAGGTTTTGCTGATACCGAAGAAGCAGCACTTGTTATTATGGCAAATATGAGTGAAGATTGGAAGCAAAGTATCGTTGAGTCTATTGCTCGCGGATCTGCTCCAAATAGTCCAACTGGTACTATCGGTGGTGCTGCTAGTAGAGTTGCTGGTACTTTACTTCAAAGAGGTGCAGAACTTCTTAAAAAGAATATGCCACAGTCTGGTGGTGGTTATAGCACCAGACCTGGTGATGGTAAGCCTTATAAAGATGGTCCACTTTGGGGACCAGGTTCTTCTGATGCACCTGTAAGAAAACCAGCTCCCCAAAGAAAACCTCAGGGAGCACCTATGAGAGATGAACCACTTTGGTGATTAATTTCTTATAAAACCACTTGGAGGTCTTACGACCTCCTTTTTTAATAAATAAATAAAAAACTATTCGTAAAATGGAAGCAAAACAAGTTAAAGGTCTGATGGAAGCATATGCTTCTGTCTATGCAAATATTTCAGAATCCCACTTTAAAGTTGGTGATGAAGTTATTTGCAAAGCAAGTGGAATGGAAGGTGAAGTTATTAAACTTGACAAACCTGATGGTGAAGATGATGAAAAGTACTATACCGTAAAGCGTGAAGACGGTAAGACAATGAAGTATGCGCCGAATGATTTAAAGCTTGCTAAAAAAGAGAAAGAAGAAAAAGAAGAGAAGGAAGATGTAAAAGAAGCAAAGAATGGTGGAATAAGTGGTTCTTCTGAAACAAAATTCCATAAAAAGTTGGACAGTTTAGTTCATCATACCTTTGGTAAGAGAAAAGAAGAAAAGGCAATGAAGGAAGAAACTGATGAAGGTGGAAAGCACAAAGAAGGTAAGCATTCTAAGGGTAAAGAAGAACCTGGTGAAAAGGTAACTGAGAAAGAAGGAAAAGAAAAAGAAAAAGAAGAAAAGGAAATGAAAGAGAGTGCCGATCTCTTTGATTACATTCTTGAGCACCTAGTTGCCGAAGGTTATGCTGACACCAATAAGGCAGCACTTGCTATTATGGCAAATATGAGTGAAGAGTGGAAGCAAAGTATTGTTGAGCAGAGTGCTATTGCACAAAGAACTGCATCTGCTGTTGATGATCAAAGAAGAGGTTCTTATGGTATGGCAGATGACCTCAATAAAACTAGAAAGTCTTTGGATAAACTAAAGCCTTATCCAAATGGATTTCCTAATGCCGCTGGTGTAAAAGGAGTCTGAGTCCACTTTTCAAACTGGCACATAAGAGGGTTTCACCACCCTCTTTTTTTGTATGATGGTTCCATAAGAAATCAAACCTATGACTGTCCGCCACGAAATCAAGTCCCAACTTGCCAAACTTCTTGCCACCGAAGACCTTGTGGTTGAGCACAAGAAGGTGGAGACTGCCTGCTTCAACGTTCATACTCGTGTGTTGACTCTGCCGATGTGGGAAAAGGCAAGCAACACCGTCTATGACCTTTTGGTGGGTCACGAGGTCGGACACGCTCTCTATACGCCTGATGAGGATTGGTTGAAGGAGCACAAGATTCCGCCACAGTTTGTGAATGTGGTTGAGGATGCTCGCATTGAGAAACTGATGAAGCGCCGTTACGCTGGTCTCGCCAAGACTTTCTTCAACGGTTACAAAGAACTTGCTGACGATGATTTCTTTCAGATTGGTGATGACAATCTAGAAACTTATAATCTTGCCGATCGTGCAAACCTGTGGTTCAAGATCGGAAACTATATTGATATTCCGATTGAGCGCGGTGAAGAGACTGAGATTATCAATTTGATTGCTGATAGTGAGACTTTTGGTGATGTTCTGATTGCCGCAAAAGCACTGTATAAGTATTGTAAGCAAAAGCAACAGGAAGAAACTAAAACTAAGATTGATAATTTGGAATCTCAAGATAGTGGTGCTACACAGCATCCTGTTTCGGATTTTATTGATCAGCAAGAAGGTGAGAATGATCAATCTGAAACTGATACTTCACAATCACCTGTTACCAGCGAAACTGAGCAGGAAAAAAAATCAACTAATTCTAGTGAAGGTGGTGAAAAGAATGAAGAACCAGAAGTCAAAACAATGGATTCTTTGGAAGAGGCATTGAAAGATCTTGTTAATAATGATGGTTATGAGAATGTCTATCTTGAACTTCCTCAACTTGATCTGAATAAAGTAATTGTTCCTAATAAGGAGATTCACGATAAGTGTAAAGAATCTTGGGATGGTTTTATTAAAGAACGTGAGTATACCTATGAAGGAATTTTTGGTGAAGTTGATAAGAAATTTGTAGAATTTAAACGGTCTGCTCAAAAGGAAGTTAATTATTTGGTAAAAGAGTTTGAATGTCGTAAGGCGGCAGATTCCTATGCTCGTGCCACAACTTCACGCACTGGTGTGTTGGATTGTTCAAAACTTCATACCTACAAATATAATGAAGATATTTTCAAGAAAGTAACCACTCTTGCCGATGGTAAGAATCACGGTCTGGTATTCATTCTTGATTGGTCTGGATCTATGCAGGATGTGATGATGGATACTGTCAAGCAACTTTTTAATCTTGTGTGGTTCTGCAAGAAAGTAAATATTCCTTTCGAAGTTTATGCTTTTACGACTGATTATCCTTTGGTGAAATACGATGATAATGGTAAAGCAACTATTCGTGAACTTTCCTATAAAAAGAAAGATGGACTCATTCAAGTTGGCGAGTGGTTTTCTATGATGAACCTTCTTACCAGTAAGGTGAATGGTAAAACTTTGGATGAGCAGATGAAGAATATTTTTCGTCTTGCTGTTTCTTTCCGTTATAATTCTCACTGCTATTATGCTGCTCCTCTGGGTATGAGTCTTTCTGGAACTCCTTTGAACGAATCTTTGATTGCTCTGCATCAAATTCTTCCCAAATTCCAGAAAGAAAATAAACTTCAAAAAGTTCAGTGTGTAATTCTGACAGATGGTGAAGGTTGTCTTCTCAAATATCATCGTGAAGTTCAACGCCGATGGGAAGAAGATCCTTATATGGGAACTTCTCATATTGGTCCTAATGCCTTTATTCGTGATCGTAAAACAGGAATAACTTATTCTTGTGATTGTGAGTATCACGAATTTACTGATATTCTTCTTCAAAATCTGAGAGATAAGTTTGTTGATATCAATTTCATTGGTATTCGTGTACTTGAATCGCGTGATGCTGGATCTTTTATTCGTCGTTACTATGGATACTTTGGACCAGAATATGAAAAAGTAATGACTGCCTGGAAGAAAGAAAAGGCATTCACGATTAAAAAGTCTGGTTATCATTCTTATTTTGGACTTTCTGCTGCAACTCTTTCGCAGGAATCTGAGTTTGAGGTTGCAGATGATGCCACAAAAGCACAAATCAAATCTGCTTTTGTTAAGAGTTTGAAGACTAAAAAAATGAACAAGCGTATTCTTGGTGAGTTTGTTGAACTGGTTGCCTGATCCACTTTAAAAACTGTCACAGGGGGCACTTGGTTGCCCCCTTTTTGCTTGTATAATTACTTTGTTGAAACAAACCACCTAACTACATTATGCCTCGCAAATCTTCCGTGAACGACAACCAACTCATTGAATCCATCAAAGAACTTTATGGTTCTGAAATCACCACTGGCGACCTTCGCGGTTTTTGTGCTTCTCGCAGTCTTAACTATCAAACTGTTTGTCGCCATTTGGAGAACTACAAGGTTGGTCGTGGTCGTTGGAATCTGGAAGTGACTCCGACTGTTGTAAATAAAATGGAGCAAGCATATCAAGCTCCCGCTGCTCTCCCTGCTGTGGAACAAAATCTCATTCCTGAAAAAGATGATACCTTCGTCAAGTTTGGTAACTTTGCTGATATTAAAAAGATTATCCAGTCCCTTCTTTTTTATCCGACGTTTATTACGGGTCTTTCGGGTAATGGTAAAACGTTCAGCGTTGAGCAAGCGTGTGCTCAACTTAAACGAGAACTGATTCGTGTTAACATTACCATCGAAACAGATGAAGATGATTTGATCGGTGGTTTCCGTCTTGTTGATGGAAATACTGCTTGGCACAATGGTCCTGTGATTGAGGCACTGGAGCGAGGTGCAATTCTGCTTCTTGATGAAATCGACCTTGCTAGCAACAAGATTCTGTGCCTCCAATCTATCCTTGAAGGTAAAGGTGTCTTTCTGAAAAAGATTGGTCGCTGGGTAAAACCCGCTGCTGGATTCAACGTGTTTGCCACTGCCAACACCAAGGGTAAGGGTTCTGATGATGGTCGCTTCATCGGCACCAACGTTCTCAATGAGGCATTCCTCGAGCGTTTCCCTGTGACCTTTGAGCAGTCCTATCCCGCTCCTGCTACTGAGCAAAAGATCCTGGAAGGCATCGCTCTGGATCTTGGATTGGAGGATCGTGATTTCTGCAAGCGTCTGGTAGATTGGGCAGACATCATTCGTAAGACTTTCTACGATGGTGGTATTGAGGAAATCATCAGCACCCGCCGCCTGGTTCACATTATCCGTGCTTATAGCATCTTTGGTAACAAAGCAAAAGCAATTGATGTTTGCACTGCACGATTTGATGATGAAACTAAGCAGGCATTCATTGAACTTTATGATAAGGTGGATGCTGATTTCCAACTTCCTGTTGACCAGGAGCAACAATCCTGATAGAATGTGAGGAGGTCAATGTGCCTCCTCTTTTTAACCTTTACTATGATTTAAAATGTCAGAAAACTTTGAGAGCACTTACGAAAGTTCTTTGCCCACTTCTTGGAAAGACACCGTAATCTTTGGTGGGGAAGGAACTGATACTATCTCCTTTAATGGAGCAGAGGATTTTGTGTATGCTGCACAATCTGTTCCATTCACTTATTTTGGAAATTCTTCTCCTGATACTATTACTTTTAATCTTAATATGAGTGAAACTAAAAACCATCTTTGGAAATACAATGAGGATAAAATCCTCAAAGATGTGGAAGACTATGTGACAAGCACTTATCATGGACACTACTGTGGAGATGAGCAAGGGTATGATGACATTCAAACAATTGATCTGATGGCAGCTAAAAAACTTGCTGCTGGTTTCTGTCAGGCAAATATCCTGAAATATGGCAGTCGTTATGGTGATAAAGATGGTCGCAATAAGCGAGATCTTCTCAAAGTGATTCATTATGCTATGCTTCTGCTTCACTTTGATGGTCATTACTCTCGTAAAGACAATGGTCTTTCCGAATTCCGCTGATTATGAAACTTAAAGATAAAACTATGAAACTTTCTGACAATACCCTGACCATTCTCAAGAATTTTGCTGGTATCAACAATTCTATTCTTGTGAAGCAGGGAAACAAACTCCGCACTATCTCTGTTGCTAAGAACATTCTTGCCGAAGCAGATATTACTGAGGAGTTTCCTCGTAGTTTTGCAATCTACGATCTCAATCAATTTCTGAATGGTCTTGGACTCCACCAGGATCCTGATCTTGATTTTACTGAGGATTCTTATCTTAGTATCAAAGAAGGTAAGCGTCGTGTGAAGTATTTCTTTGCTGATCCTAATGTAATTATCTCTCCTCCTGATAAGGACATTCAACTTCCTTCAACGGATGTGTGTTTTCAACTGGATAGCACTTCTTTGGAAAAACTGGTGAAGGCAGCAGCAGTTTATCAACTTCCTGACCTTTCTGCTGTTGGTGAGAATGGTGTGATCAAATTGGTGGTTCGTGATAAGAAGAACGATACTTCTAACGAATATGCCATCGTTGTTGGTGAAACTGATGAAGAGTTTACCTTCAACTTTAAGGTTGAAAATATCAAGATCATCCCTGGTGCTTACGACGTGGTGGTCTCTTCTAAACTTTTGTCACAGTTCACGAATACCAAGTACAATCTGACCTATTATATTGCTCTGGAACCTGATTCTACATTTGGTTGATGAACATTTTTGTTACTTCTCCTTGGCCTGCTGAGAGTGCTATTTGCCTCCCCGATAAGCACATCGTCAAAATGCCCTTAGAATGTTGCCAAATGCTTTCTATTGTGGCATCAGACAAGTGGGGATACGGGTATGGTACTCTTCCTAAGGCAGATGGAACCCCTTACAGGACCGAGAAAGGAGCATTCCGCAATCATCCCTGTACTAAGTGGGCATTGGAGAGTATCCATAATGCCTACTGGTTAATTAAGTGGGGGTTGAACTTGTCAGATGAATACTGTTTGCGGTATAATAAAACTCACTCCTGTTATAAAACCCTAGTGGATGCATATTATTTGTTTCCTAAGGGTAAGATTACAGAAGTGACTCCATTTGCTCGTGCTATGCCTGAGGAGTGGAAGTTTGACAACACTATTGATACATTTGAAGCATACAAGAAATATATCGCATCCAAACCTTGGGTTGCCGATAATTACCTTCGTATGCCTGAAAGAAAACCTGATTGGATTTGATTATGAGCAGTGATTTCCTCTTCGTGGAACGATATCGTCCTCAAGTAATTGAGGATTGTATTCTTCCTGATGAAACTAAAAAAACATTTAAGGAGTTTGTGGAGAAGGGTGAGATTCCGAATCTTCTTCTCGCAGGACCTCCTGGTATTGGTAAAACTACCATTGCAAAAGCATTGTGTAATGAGTTGGGAGCAGACTATTATGTTATCAACGGATCCGACGAAGGGCGTTTCCTGGATACTGTACGGAACCAAGCGAAGAACTTCGCTTCGACCGTCTCACTTACTGGATCTTCTAAACACAAAGTCATCATCATCGATGAGGCTGATAACACAGGGAACGACGTACAACTCCTACTACGGGCGAATATTGAGGCATTTTATAACAACTGCCGATTCATCTTCACCTGCAACTACAAAAACAAAATTATTGAACCTCTTCACTCCCGATGTGCAGTCATCGACTTCACAATCAAAGGAAAGCAGCGAGTACAACTTGCAGGGAATTTCTTTCAAAGGTTACAATTTATCCTCGATCAGGAAAAGATTGAGTATGATCAAAAAGTCGTTGCGGAACTCGTATCCAAGCATTTTCCCGATTTTCGACGTGTTCTAAACGAAATCCAGAGGTATTCTACTGGTGGTAAAATTGATTCGGGAATTCTCGCATCTTTCTCTGACGTATCTGTAAATGAACTTGTTAAATCTCTCAAGGATAAAAACTTTTCTGAAGTCCGAAAGTGGGTGGTCTCCAACTTGGACAACGACGCTTCTCACCTTCTTCGCAGGGTTTATGACGCCGCTTTTGATCACCTTGTTCCCTCATCTATCCCTGCTGCCGTTCTTGTTATTGCTAAGTATCAATACCAATGTGCGTTCGTGGCTGACCAAGAAATTAATCTCTTAGCTGCATTGACTGAAATGATGGTGGAGTGTGAATTTAAATGAATCCTTATAAAATCAATAAGGCATCTCTGGTAGAACATCCAGTTAAGACAACTCCTGAAAATGTACGAGAGGCAAATGAAGGTCTCTTTCGTGCAAAAATGACTCTTCCTGCTGCCGCAAAGCATTGTGGTATGACACAGAAAGAAATGAAACTAACTTTTTTTGAGTATTTGAAGTATAACAAACCTGATTATGAAAACTGAAATTAAATTTGATTTTGAAATGGTTATGGGTGTGGTTGAGTACACTCGCCGTCTTCGGTTTGGTGGGCAAAAATTTAGTCGCGCCATTATGATTGAAAAGGCAATTGAAAAGACTAGTAAAAATTTGACCTATGTTGGATTGGATGATACTTTAGGTCATGATTTTACTACCAAAGTAAATGGAGAAATTTGGCGTTTAGAAGCAAAGGGTGCGGATCATTTATTTCAGACTGATAGAACTTTTAATACTGTTAAAATAACTCTTAAAAATTTTCAAGGAAATGTGAATAATAATTTTCCTGAAAAAAAGTTTGATGAAATGATTTTAATCGATCAGACTCAAAGGCACATTGGTATCGTATCCTTTGAGGATGCTTTGAAAAATTTTGATCCTAAAAAAAACCTTAAAAAATCTGGATTGAAGATTGTTGTTGATAAAAGAGATGTTGAGTATATTGCTAAAAATGTTTCTCTTGCTCCTAAAAACCAAGTAAAAGAACTGTATCACGAAATTGTTGATGAACTTTATAAGTGGGAGGATGAATCTGATGAGTGGTAGTATGAAATCTCTTAAAACGCCATTGCGCTACCCCGGAGGTAAGTCCCGTGCTTGTGAAAAAATGGGGCAATATTTTCCCGATCTTCGTAACTATGAACAGTTCCGTGAACCATTCCTTGGTGGAGGAAGTGTTGCAATTTATATCACAAAGAAGTATCCCAACCTAGATATTTGGGTAAATGACTTATATGAACCTCTTGTAAACTTCTGGCAGCAACTCCAGATGTTTGGTACTGATATTAAAGACAAACTGGTAGATTTAAAGACCGCAAACAATACTCCCGTTTTAGCAAGAGAACTTTTTCTTAAAGCAAAGGAGCAAATCAATGACCAAAGTTTGCCTAGCATTGATCGTGCTGTGGCTTTCTATATTGTCAATAAGTGTTCTTTCAGTGGTCTCACAGAGAGTTCTTCATTTTCAGAACAGGCGTCCAACTCCAATTTTTCAATGCGTGGGATTGAAAAGTTGCCTGAGTATTCTAAACTAATTTCCAAATGGCGTATAACTAACTATTCCTACGACTATTTGTTGGATGGAAATATGGGTGCTTTTGTGTATCTCGATCCTCCTTATGATATTAAGGATAATCTCTATGGGCGCAAGGGATCAATGCACAAAGGATTTGATCACGATAAGTTTGCTGCTGATTGTGATGCTTGCTATATGCATCAACTAATAAGTTATAATTCTGATCAACTGGTTAAAGATCGCTTTAAGAACTGGAAGACAGGTGAGTTTGATCTAACTTATACGATGCGTTCTGTTGGTGAATATATGCGGGAGCAAAAAGAAAGAAAGGAACTTTTACTGTTTAATTATAATAAAGATTTGTTATGGAATTGAAGGACTGGTTAAACTCGATCAATCAAACGAAGCAAAACCTGATTGAAGAAGACCCTTCACTTGAAAAGGAATATCCTCCTTATATCATCAATCGTTGTTTTTCTGGACACCTTGATGCAGTGATGTTTGCGAATGAAATGAATCGATATCATTTCCTTCCCAAGAAGATGCAGTATGACTTTTTTATAAATAGTCTGAGGAAAAAGAAGAGATTTTCTCCCTGGCTCCGTCAAGATAAAATCAAAGACCTTGATTATGTCAAACGTTATTATGGTTATAGTAATGAAAAGGCAAAACAAGCTTTGAGGATTCTTACAAAAGAACAACTAACATTTATTAAATCGAAATTTGAAACTGGAGGAAAAAAATGAGTGTCGTTCAAGAACCTGAAGTGAAGTGGTCGCCCGATCAAATGGTTGAAGTGGTTCTTAATGAACCTGATGACTTTTTGAAAGTGCGTGAAACTTTGACTCGTATTGGAGTCGCATCACGAAAGGAAAAGAAAATTTATCAATCTTGCCATATTCTACACAAGCAAGGTAGATATTATCTCGTTCACTTTAAGGAACTGTTTGCTCTGGATGGTAAACATGCAAACCTGACCGTGAATGATGTTCAGCGTCGCAATCGCATTGCTCAACTTCTTGCTGACTGGGGTCTCATCACTATTGTTGATGTAACCAAGATTCAAGATATTGCTCCACTCAACCAAATCAAAGTTCTTGCTTATAAAGATAAGGGTGACTGGATTCTGGAAACCAAATACAATATTGGTTCCAAAAAGAAGAGAGTAGAAGAAACCGAATGATAAGGAGCGGGTTACAACACCCGCTTTTTTTATGCTTCTGTTATAATTATATACGGATGCCGAAAGGGTCCACAAAACACAAACTCGCTTTTAAAGGAGCTACTATAATGACTAACCTTGCAACATCGCGGTTTACTGCGTCCGATCTTCCTGCCTTGATGGACAGGATTACTCGTAATAGCATTGGGATGGATGAATATTTTGATCGTCTATTCAATCTTCATGAAACTACAACAAATTATCCTCCTTATAATTTGGTCCAAATAAATAATGTCGAATCCCATCTGGAACTCGCATTAGCAGGATTCAAGAAAGGAGAAGTCAATGTTTTCACAGAATATGGAAAGCTTTTTGTCGAAGGACAAAAAGCAGATGCCGAAACGGATAGGACGTTTATCCACAAGGGAGTGGCTCAAAGAAGTTTTAAACGAGCGTGGACTTTATCCGACGACACAGAAGTCCGCGAGGTCACATTTGAAGACGGACTTCTACGGATCGTACTTGGGAAAGTAGTGCCAGAACATCACGCCCGTAAGGACTATCTCTAAATAGAATTGAATATCGTCGGCGCGGGGAGCACCTGGCAAAATCCAGGTTGACTCCCCCTTTTTTTCTTGCTATAATAGTAAAAGGATAGTGAAACCAAATGACTATTAAATTGATGCTCCTGAAAACAGGAGAGACTATAATTAGCGATGCAAAAGAAGTCGTTTCTGATGAAGTTGTCAGAGGATATCTTTTGTCAAATCCACATTATGTTGAAACAAAAGAGAAAACGGTTTTAACTGAAAGTGATAGTGGAAGATCAAATTATGAGATTGATGTTATTCTTACACCTTGGATGATTCTATCTAAGGATAAGAAATTTGTAATTACCTTAGATTATGTGGTTACGATTTGTGATCCCATTGACACTGTTATGGAAATGTATTTGAATAAGACTGGAGTTCCATTGCAAGTTGAGGAAAAGGAGGACGAAGAAAATGAGTGATAAAGTTGTAAAATGTATTTTAATCGGTGTTGATGTCATTCTTATTACAGAAATTGTTGAATTAATGGCGGATATTGGTGAACCTGATTGTAAACTTATTAATCCCTACCGATTTTATGATTTAAATAAAATGGAACCCTGGGTTCAATCATCAAATCAAAAAGAATATATGGTAAGATCAAGTGATATTCTGACTATTGCTGATCCAAGTCCAGAAGTTATTGAAAAGTATCTTGAACTAACTGCATAATGCGATTCTACACAAACGTTCAAATGGTCGGGGATAACTTTCTCGTTCGTGGTTATGAAAATGGTCAACATTTTATGACTCGTGAGAAGTTTAACCCGACTCTTTTTGTCCCTTCAAATAAAAAAACTAAATATCAAACTCTTGGTGGAGAGTATGTTGAATCTGTTCAACCTGGATCTGTTCGTGATTGTAGGGAGTTTATTAAAAAATATGAGGGCGTAGAAAACTTTAAAATCTATGGAAATACTGGATACATTTACCAGTATATTTCTGAAATGTATCCAGAAGAAGAACTTAAGTTTGACATCAACAAAATTAAACTCACAACTCTTGATATTGAGGTTGCTTCTGAAAATGGATTTCCTGATGTAGAATCTGCGGCAGAGGAAGTACTGCTGATTACTATTCAAGATTATACTACCAAACAAATTAATACTTGGGGATTAGGAAAGTTTAATAATACTCAGAATAATGTCAGATATAGGTCTTTTTCTACCGAATATGATTTATTGAATGATTTCATTAACTGGTGGATGATTGAATCTAATACACCAGAAGTTGTAACTGGGTGGAATAGTAAACTGTACGATATTCCTTATCTTGTTCGACGTATTGATCGTGTTCTTGGTGAAAAACTAATGAAACGTTTGTCACCCTGGGGTCTAGTTACGGAAGATGAAACTTATATCTCAGGTAGGAAACACGTTTGTTATGATATTGGTGGAATTTCCCAGTTAGATTATCTTGATCTTTATAAGAAGTTTACTTATAAAGCACAAGAATCTTATCGACTTGATTATATTGCCGAAGTTGAACTTGGACAAAAGAAACTAGATCACTCTGAGTTTGATACCTTTAAGGACTTCTATACAAAGGGTTGGCAAAAGTTTGTAGAGTACAACATCAAAGACGTGGAACTTGTTGACCGAATGGAAGACAAGATGAAACTGATTGAACTTGCTCTTACTATGGCATATGACGCCAAAGCGAACTATGAGGATGTATTCTCCCAGGTTCGTATGTGGGATACGATCATCTACAATTATCTCAAGAAGAGAAACATTGTGATTCCTCCCAAAGAACGTTCTGATAAGGATTCCAAGTATGCTGGTGCTTATGTGAAAGAACCCATTCCTGGAAAGTATGATTGGGTTGTATCTTTTGACCTTAACTCACTGTATCCTCACCTGATTATGCAGTACAATATTTCACCAGAAACTCTTTTGGATGAAAGGCACCCAAATGTAACTGTTGATAAAATTCTCAATCAACAAACCAATTTTGAATTGTATAAGGATTATGCAGTTTGTGCAAATGGGGCAATGTTCCGTAAGGATGTGCGTGGTTTTCTTCCAGAATTGATGGAGAAGATCTATAAAGATCGTACCGTCTATAAGAAGAAGATGCTTGCTGCTAAACAGGAGTATGAGAAGAAAAAAACCAAGGAGTTGGAAAAAGAGATTGCTCGATGTAACAACATCCAAATGGCAAGGAAGATTCAACTTAACTCTGCTTATGGTGCCATTGGTAATCAGTATTTCCGATATTACAAACTAGCAAATGCAGAGGCAATCACCTTGTCAGGTCAGGTTTCTATCCGTTGGATTGAGAACAAGATGAATGCCTATTTAAATAAAATTCTCAAAACCGATGAGGTTGATTATGTCATTGCTTCTGATACTGACTCCATTTATCTTAATATGGGTCCTTTGGTTGAAAGTGTATACAAGGGAAGAGAGAAAACTGCTCAAAGCGTTGTTTCGTTCCTTGATAAGGTCTGTCAGGTGGAATTTGAAAAGTATATTGAAAGTTGCTACCAAGAACTGGCTGAGTATGTGAATGCTTATGATCAAAAGATGCAGATGAAGCGTGAGAATATTGCTGAGCGTGGAATCTGGACTGCCAAGAAACGATACATTTTGAACGTCTGGGACAGTGAAGGTGTTCGTTATGAAGAACCTAAATTGAAAATGATGGGTATCGAAGCAGTTAAATCATCTACCCCTGCCCCTTGTCGCAAGATGATTAAGGATGGACTCAAATTGATGATGAGTGGAACTGAGGATGATGTTATTAACTTTATTGATGAGTGCCGCGAAGAATTTAGAAAACTTCCCCCTGAACAAATTGCATTTCCAAGAACTGCTTCTGATGTTCGTAAATATCATTCTTCCTCTACAATTTATGCCCAAAAGACTCCAATTCATATTCGCGGAGCACTATTATTCAATCATTATATAAAGGACAAGAAACTTACTAATAAGTATTCTTTAATTGCTAATGGAGAAAAGATTAAATTCATTTTCTTGAAAAAACCAAATATCATTCAAGAAAATGTGATTTCTTTCATTCAAGATTTTCCTAAGGAACTTGGTCTTGACAAATACATTGACTATGAATTACAATTTGAAAAGAGTTTTATTGATCCACTCAAATCTATTCTTGATGCAATTGGGTGGTCTGTCGAAAAAACTGTAAACCTTGAACTCTTTTTTACTTAAAATATGAAATGATCATTTCGGAACTCAATATACCATTTTATCAATTCAAAATTGAAAATTGGAAGGATAAAAAAAATAATCTTCTTGAAATATATTCATCTGTAGAAAATATTCTAACTTCAAAAGATCCAACATCTTTGGTTTATACTGATTTTGGAATTTCTAAAATTAATTATGTTGGACGTGTAGTTGAGGTACTGAAAGAAGATTTAGAAAAATTTTATTCAGAATCTAAAATAGGAGAGAGAGTTTCAATAAGTTGCTGGTTTCAAAAATATGTAAAAGGATGTTTTCATTCTCCACATAATCATGGACCTATTGGATATAGTTCTGTATGTTTCATTGAATATGATAAAAATGAACATATGCCAACAAGATTTATTTTACCATTTAACAATATAATGACTGGAGAAATAAACGAATATTATCCAAAAAATTTAGATGAGGGCACAATTATATTTTTTCCTTCATTTTTAAATCATTATGTTTTGCCTAATAAATCTAATAAATTGAGAATTATTTTATCAATGAATATCAAAAAACTTTAATATGGATTACTAAAATGGATTTGCCTATTAACGATGAAGAACTGAGCACAATTGTAAGTGCTATGCACCTTGGTGGAGATGTTGCACTTTACCAAAAACTTAAACTTGTAAAAGAACTTAGGGAACAAGGTTTACCTTATAAAAAAATACTTCGTGAACAATACGGGATGGTAGCATAATGGATTTTCTTAAAGATATTGTAAAAGAAATTGGTGGTGATTACGCACAGATCGCCTCAGAAATTGATGAAACTGAAAGGTATGTTGATACAGGTTCATATATTTTTAATGCACTGGTTTCAGGTAGTATATTTGGTGGTGTATCTGGGAATAAGATTACTGCTATTGCTGGAGAGTCTTCTACTGGAAAGACTTTTTTCTCTCTCGCCGTGGTTAAGAACTTTCTTGATACTTATCCCGATGGTTACTGTATCTACTTTGACACTGAGGCTGCTATCAATAAATCTATGCTGACTGCTCGCAGTATTGACACTGATAGATTTGCCAGAGTGGAAGTAGTTACTGTTGAAGAATTTCGTAGTAAAGCACTTAAAGCAGTTGATCTTCACTTGAAAAAACCAGTAGATGAACGCAGACCTTGTATGTTTGTGCTAGACTCTTTGGGTATGCTTTCTACTGAGAAAGAAATTACTGATGCACTAAATGATAAACAAGTTCGTGATATGACTAAATCGCAACTTATTAAGGGTGCTTTTCGTATGCTTACTTTAAAACTAGGGCAAGCAAATATTCCAATGATTGTTACCAATCACACCTACGATGTTATTGGCGCATATGTTCCTACAAAAGAAATGGGTGGTGGTAGTGGTCTTAAATATGCTGCTTCCACGATTATTCACCTTTCCAAGAAAAAGGAAAAGGATGGAACAGAAGTCGTTGGAAATATTATCAAGGCAAAGACTGCTAAGTCGCGTCTAAGTAAGGAGAATAAGGATGTTGAGGTACGCCTTTATTATGATGAGCGTGGTCTTGATCGTTACTATGGTCTTCTTGAACTCGGTGAGATTGGCGGACTTTGGAAGAATGTAGCAGGACGCTATGAGATTGATGGTAAGAAAATCTATGGTAAACAGATTCTTGCCAATCCCGATGAATACTTTACCGAAGAAGTAATGCAGCAACTTGATGCTGTCGCGAAACAACATTTCTCTTATGGAACGAATTGAGACAACTATTCTCAGAAATCTTGTATTTAATGAAAATTATTCACGAAAGGTAATTCCTTTTATACAACCTAATTATTTTGAGCAAAGAACTGAAAAAGTAGTCTTTCAGGAAATAGTAAACTTCATTGTTAAGTATGGTTCTGCAATTACGGTTGAAGCACTTAATATTGAAGTAGAAAATAGAACTGATCTTTCAGATGGAGAAATCAAAGATATTCGTGAAATTACAAAATCTTTAAACGATTCTCCTGTTGATTCTCAGTGGTTACTTGATACCACCGAAAAGTGGTGCCGAGATCGTGCCATTTATTTGGCACTTATGGAATCAATTCATATTGCAGATGGTGAAGATGAAAAGAAAAATCGTGATGCAATTCCATCAATTCTTTCTAATGCACTAGCAGTATCTTTTGATAACCATATTGGACACGATTATCTTCAAGATTATGAAGAACGATACGACTCTTATCACAGGAAAGAAAATCGCATTCCTTTTGACATTGAGTATTTTAACAAGATTACAAAAGGTGGTCTTCCTAATAAGACTCTCAACATCGCTCTTGCTGGGACAGGTGTTGGTAAGTCTCTTTTCATGTGTCATATGGCTAGCGCCTGTGTGCTTGACGGACGTAATGTGCTTTACATTACAATGGAGATGGCAGAGGAGAAAATTGCTGAGCGTATTGATGCAAACCTTCTCAATGTTCCGATTCAACAACTGGTAGATCTTCCTCGTCAGATGTTTGAAACTAAGGTTACAAACATTTCGAAGAAAACTCAGGGAACTTTAATTATTAAAGAGTATCCCACTGCTTCTGCACATAGTGGTCACTTTAAGGCACTTCTCAACGAGTTGTCCTTGAAGAAATCATTCAAACCAGATATTATTTTTATTGATTATCTGAATATTTGTGCTTCTAGTAGGTATAAGTCTAATCTTTCTGTCAATTCTTATTCTTATATTAAAGCAATCGCAGAAGAACTTAGGGGTCTTGCTGTAGAATTTAATGTTCCTATTGTATCTGCCACTCAAACTACTCGCTCAGGTTATGGTAATTCTGACGTCGAACTCACTGATACTTCTGAGTCCTTTGGTCTTCCTGCTACTGCCGATCTTATGTTTGCTCTTATCAGCACGGAAGAATTAGAGCAACTTGGTCAAATTATGGTGAAACAATTGAAGAATCGCTATAATGATCCAACTATTTACAAGCGTTTTATTGTAGGCATTGACCGTGCCAAAATGCGTCTTTATGATTGTGAACAAACTGCTCAAAAAGACATACTTGACAGTGGGCAGGATGAAGAGTATAATGATTATGAAGACAAGAAACCTAAAAAATCATTTGAAGGATTTAAATTTTAATGGAAACTATTAAGCACGTTGATTTTGATAAGTATGCAGAGTTTGTGGATGCTGTAACTTCTGATGCATCCAAAGACTTTCTTGCTCTTTCTGACCGTTTGGTCGCTCTTGATGAAAAGGGTGCAAATATTGAGCGTCTTTTGACCGCTTCTGTTGGTATCAATGCCGAAGGTGGTGAGTTTATGGAAATTGTTAAAAAAATGATCTTCCAGGGTAAACCCTATAATGAAGACAATCGTGAGCACCTGATTATTGAACTGGGTGATATTATGTGGTATGTTGCTCAGGCGTGTATGGCACTTGATGTGACCCTTGATGATGTGGTTGCTCGTAATGTACAAAAACTTCTGAAGCGTTATCCTGAGGGTGCTTTTGATGTTTACTTCTCCGAAAACCGTTCTGCTGACGACCGATGAGTAAAGAAAAGAAAGTAACAATCAAAATGGATTCTCGTTGTGCAGCAGCAGTTCGTCAAGTTCTATTTGAATCGCAAGTAGGATATACCTATGATGAAGGAAGTGTTCCTCCTCGTATTTCTGATATTCGAACTGTGATTCAAGATATTGATGATAATCTTGCTTCTGTTTTGGGAGTCTAAATAAATGACCCTTCGGGGTTTCTTGGGGAATTAGCTCAGTTGGTAGAGCGCCTGCTTTGCAAGCAGGATGTCAGCGGTTCGAGTCCGCTATTCTCCACTTGCCCAAATGGCGGAATTGGTAGACGCGCTGGGTTTAGGTTCCAGTAGAGTATTCTGTGGAGGTTCAAGTCCTCTTTTGGGCACTAAATATTTCAAAAATGGCAAGTTCTGGTATATTAAACTTCCAGAGAAACTGGCAAGGAAGTGATCACCAAACTACTGTAAAAAAGACTGTTAGTGTGTTTACTAAGAACGATTCTGGTTCTTTTCAAGCAGCAGGTGCTTTATCACCAGGAACAGAGGTAACTTATATTGATTCACTAACTGAAAATCATTTAAGAGCAGCATTCAGAACTGCCGATGGTATTGTTTATTATGGAAATGTTGATTATTTTGTTAAACCAAATTCTTTTCAGGCGCAGGCAATAAGATTGACCCCATCGAGTTTCGGATTAGCAAATCAAACATTTTTTTCAAGTGTTGACTATTATAATAGTATAATTTCCGCATTAAATTCTAGGAATGATATTCCTGGTGAATTATTTGATTATCTTTATGAATTATTAGATTATGCCTATCAAGGTTATGGTAATTATAATGGTATAAAAATGGATAATTTTCCTTGGGGTCCATTGCAAAATTCTTTTGGAGAAGTGATTGGGGCACTATCTTGTGCTAGAAACAGAGATGGTATATTGAGTGGAATAGTAAATACTGCTGGTTTGGGTGGAGCATCGATTTATATAGCTCCTGAGAGTGGAACGCTATATGATTATAAATTAATAGTTGGTAATGATGAATATTTGATATCTGCTAAGTCTGCAAGAGGTGTTTCTAACCAGGTTAAACCTCAATTCGTTATTCCTTATATTACAGAATATAATTTAACTTCAACGACTGAGTATAGAGTTCTTCAATCACTGGCAGATGAGAGGGGTAGAAAGTCCACCGTACACGGTCCTTTTTACACTTGGAGAATTATTCAAAGTAACAATGAGATAACTGATGCTTGTATTGCTGATATAAACGCAAATTATACAAGTGGACCACAATCAAATAAAAAGATATCTGATCCTTCTATTTGGCAGAATTTTGTGAATATACATATTCCTTCTAAAAAAAGTAAATCAAATATAAAAAATGTTACCTATGGTGAAATTAGATATCAATGCGAACAATCTATTGAAAGTTGGTCAAAGAGTGGAACACAAAATAGGGTCTTGAAAGAAATATTTGAAGTTTTTTTGAACAAATCTAGAGTAATCTATGCTAAACTGGATTTGAACAGGACAACTGGAAGACCAACATTTACCGCTTCTGCTGGTGGTGGGACATCTTTGGTAAGAAACCTTTATTTAAGAACATCTAACTATGCGACAAGAACAGACGATAGAATTGGTTTTCAGGTAAGTTAAATGGATAAAAATATTCAAGGTTTTATCAAAGAGTTTAAAGGTAAAGAGTTTAAAGACTTTGTATTATTTGTATTTAAAAAAATGCAAAAAGATATTGATTTAAAAAAGAAAAAGCAGGATAAGGATAAATATATAAAGGTCAGACAAAATTTTTTAAATTATATTATTGCAAACGAAAAAGCAATAACTATTGAACTCAATAAGAAATATAAGTAATGAAAAGTTTTTTCCAATTTTTAACAGAAACAACTGCTTCCCAACAGGCAGCAAGACTTGGGTTGCAAGGTGATGGGCACGGCGGATGGTATGATAGAAAAACGGGAGAGTTTGTCGCAAAGACTGAAAAAGGTAGGTTGAAGTTTTATAATAAGCGTCAAGGAATTGGTAAAGATCCTGCTCAGACAGAGACTGAAAAGAATATCTCAGATCCAAATTTTGTAGATCCCGTATTACAACAACAGCAAGCACCTGCTCCTCAACCAGTTGCTCAGGAAGCACCACCTGTAAATTTCCTTCCTGTTGAAAAGACAAAAGGAACATTAACGATTGCATTTGGTCGTTTCAATCCTCCACATCTGGGACATCTTCAACTGATGGATACTGCTGCTGCATCGGCAGAGCAAGAAGGTAGTGACTATATGATTATTCCTTCTCGTACACAAGATAAGAAAAAGAATCCCCTTGATGCTGATACAAAAGTTGCATTGATGAGATCAATGTTCCCTCAGCATAGTGAGAGAATTGTAAATGATGCCAACACCAGAACTATTTTTGATGTTCTTAAAAAAGCACATAATGATGGATATACGAATGTGAGAATCGTTGGTGGTGCCGATAGAGTGAATGAATTTAACAAACTTGCCAATAATTACAATGGAAATCTTTATGCCTTTGATAATATTGAGGTAGTTTCTGCTGGTGACCGAGATCCAGACTCTGATGGTGTTGAAGGTCTTTCTGCATCCAGAATGCGTCTTGCTGCTGCTGAAGGTGATTTCAAAACATTTCGTTTAGGAATGCCACCAGATATGAGACCAAAAGATGCAAGAGCAGTTTTTGATACTGTTCGTGCTGCAATGGGCATTCAAGATCAGGTTGCAGAAGTTTGGGAGATTGCACCTAAGTTTGATCAGGGTACTTTGCGCGAAAACTATGTTAGAGAAGCAATCTTTAAGATTGGGCAGTTGGTTGAGAATCTAAATACTGGTCTTATTGGACGCATTATACGTCGTGGAACTAATTACTTGATCTGTGTCACAGAAGACCATATTATGTTTAAGTCTTGGATTAAGGATGTGATGGAAGCAAAACTTACAAATAGAAGTGGTGTTCCTGCTGATCAAAGACTTGTTGGAACTGATGCATATCGTGAATATGTTGAGACGATGGTTCCTGGACGTACTTGGGGAAGACAATTCATAAATAAGTATAGAAAAAGTAAGTAATCAATCTTTCCCCAATGAGTAACAATATTTTTGAGGAACTTCCATCCAGAAAAGGTGGTGAAGCAAAACCTGGTGCAGATGCTGCTGCTGGCATTGAAAAGAAGGCAAGACAGCTTGTTTATGATTCTCGTTATGAAGTTAAAAAAATGTTAGCAGGTAAAAGAGCGGATCCTGCATCGCAAGAAAGAATGGTTCTTGGAAGAATTGCTAAATCAACTGCAATTCCTGCTGTAAAGGCAAGAGCAAGACAAATGGTTTCTAAGAAAGCCGCTGTTGCGGAAGATTTTATTCCTATGATGGAAGATGCTGCTGCAATTAATATTGCAAATGCAATGTTTAAGGTTTTTGTTGAGGGTGTTGAAGAAATTGTTCCAGATTACTTAGAGGAACTGCACGGACTAGACGACAAGAAATATAAGATTAGAGTTACAGATCCTAAGACTGGAAACTCTTATGTCAGATATGGAACTCGTGAAAAAATCACTCAACTTAGATCAAAAGGTCTGAAAGTTGAACTCACCGAGTATGGTGAACCAAGAGAGGGAGAAAAAAAGAGAGGTGAAGAAACTGCACGTGCTACCGGTGGTGGACGCCCTGGTGGTAAAAAACCAAAACTAGATCCAGTTGGCAAGGAAGATAGTGATCCAGACAATGATGGTAAGCATAATGATCCAAATGACAAGTACATTATGAAGCGTCGTGCTGCAATTGGTGCTGCCATTGAGAAGAGAAAGACAGTTTCTTCTTCTTATGAAATGGATGGGCAGATGATTGATGAGAGTGAAATTGGTGATAGAGCAAGAAGAGTTGTTCGTGATCAGCGTCAAGGAGTTCATGGTGATGCTGATGATATCAAACAAAATATGGATGCGATTAATCTAAATCTTTTGAAGATGAGACCATATGGAGTTAAAGGATTTCCATCTGTTAAAAAGGACACTAAAAAAACTACACAAGTTGCTCATTTTGAACCAGAGGGTAAATTAGTCGAATCTAAAAAATCTAAGAAGCATAAAAAAACATCCGAACCACGCTGGCAAGATAGTGATGGTGATGGTAAATGGTATGAACCTGGTGAAGATGTAAAAAAAGAAGATTATCTGTGGGCTGAAGGAACTGATAGTACAGAAGGTCAAGGTAAGAAAATAAATCCAACCAAAGTTGACAATTATTCTTCTGGTGTTGTTAAAATTTCTCCAGAAGATGGAACTCAAACTATTTCAACTGGACCAAAAGCAGTTTATGCACATACTGAACTTGAAGGTGAACTGATTTCTGAAAAAGCAATGAGTAAAGCACAACAGCGTTTTATGGGAATGGTTTATGCCCGTAAAAAGGGTGAGATGAAAAAAGGTGAGGCATCACCTGAGGTTGAAGCAGCAGCAAAAGGTATGACCAAGAAAGAAGCAAAGAAATTTGCTAAGACAAAGCACAAGGGTCTTCCTGAAAAGATTGAAGAATCTGGATATTTTCCATCTAAAGAGTCTCAGAGAGCAGATGAGAAAAAGTATGCATTAAGTCGTGATGGTATGCCAGGACAAGTAAAACACAGAACAGTCAAAAATCAGACTAAGGTTAATGAAGAGCAGTGCTCATCCGAAGACGAAAAGAAGAAGGACACTCGTGGCGATTATGCAAAGATTAACTTGATCAAGAATAAGTTGAGGGCGATGGGTGCTAAGAATCCAATCGTAATGGTTGCTAATGAGAATGTTGAGGCAGGTCCAATTCTTCCTGGTGAAAAAGGTAAGAGAGTTTATCCAAAGGGCCAAGAACCAAAGGCAACTGGTGCAAAACTTCCCCCCCTTCAAAATGCTGGTTTTGAACCAACAGGTAATGTAATTTCTGAAAGAGATGATGAACCAGGTGAAGAGGATTGGAGACCAGATGTTCGTGCTCATAATAAAGCAGTAGGATATCGTGGTGGGTATAATAAGTATAGGGGAACTCGTAAACCAAAACCAGAAAATCCTGGACCTGGATCACAAGCTAAACCAGCAGATTGATAAATAAGCCAGGACACTCTTCGCACGGAGGCCATTATGGGCGCAGTAGTAGCAGTGGTAAAACCACTTCTGATTCAGATTGCGACACACCCAGCAGTTAAAAATCTTGTTGTTGAACTTTTAACTAAGTATGTAAAATCCACTGATAATAGTATTGATGATGTGGTTCTTGAATTGGTTAAAGAGAAACTCTTTACACCACAAGCATGATTACTTGCTTTGTAACTAACTGGGGAGTAACCATTGTTCTTGGTCTATTACTAACTGCTTCCGAGTGGTTAGCAAAAACAAAAAGATTTGAGGAAAATGGATTACTTGATTTAACAACAAATTTTCTAAGATTAGTTTTACGTAAAGGAGACCAAAAGTAAAGGTCTCCTTTTTTTATAAATATCAATATAAAAGAATTATAGGGTAAGGAAACATGTCTCTTTGGGGCAATAAAGATTTAGTTGGACAGGCTGGAACCGTTCAAATCAACCTTTCAACAGAAGTTATCACTGGTACTGGAACTACTTTTGCTACTACTGGATTTACTGTAAGTGAAGGTGATGTTATTGTAGTTGGTGCTGGCGCAACCTATGGTCACGCAGTTATCTCATCTGTAACAAGCAACACTATTGCATCGATCGCAACAACTCAATATTTGATTCCACACCCAACAACTGGAATCATCACAGCAGCATCTTATTTCATTACACAAAGACCTATCTATTCAATTGAAGATTCTGTTTATAAAGCACCTGATGCAAAATCAAACAGATATTCTTCAGTCTTTGGTGTAGATACGGCTGAGACGACAGTTGCTGGTGTAACCACAGTTGGTGGAAAGGCAGGTGCTTATAAAGTTGCTCACGCTGGTTGGGTTGGAGTTACTACATATACTGATATGCACGGTAACTTCAGAGTTAAGTCTGAAACGTTAGTTGCTGGAAGTATGATAACTGGTGACGCCGTTGATGACACCAGATTCCCAGACGCCTGATAATATGGTATGAGATTTGACGAGTTGAATGAGAGTAATTATTTACTCTTTGCTATAAAATTCTACAATAATCCTCAGGCAGTCACCAGAGATGATTTTGAGGCAGATCTTAAACGTATTCGTTATATTAAAAGATTGCTGAAAAGATATAAAAATACTGGTGAGTTGAAGGTTCATTTAATATTGAATCATCTTATCATCTTGTTTAATGTATTTGATGATGCGACAGTTCCTCTTCTTTTTTATCATCTAGAACAAGATCTTTGGCCAGCAATTAAAAGTTTTTTGGTTTTTCTGAATCGTATTCCAGAATATCCGAGAACTAGAATTAATGAAATTGATTTAGATGATAATTGTTTAAAACAACTGCAAACAATCTAATGGATATCGAAAGAGTTATTGATATTGTTCGTACTCTTAAAGAGGAAAACGGTGGAATGAGTCTTGGTGCTGGGCAGATTGCTGGAACAGTAGAGGCAGGTGATGATCCCCCAGTTGATTTAAGGAAAAAAAATGCAAGAGGTTGGAATATCTTTTTTAGAGGTCTTGTAAGACAAAATCGTAAAAAGAAAAGGAAGTCCTAAAATGTTCGGCAATAATTCTGAGGTTCAACTAGCCGTGCTTCAAGAAAGATTTAAAGCACATGAGCAGATTATCGATAAAGTTGATACTGCTATTCAAACTCTAAGTGAGACAAATCAGAATATTTGTAAAATGCTTGCCGTTCATGATGAAAGAATAAGTGTTCAAGCAAAAGTAGATGAAGATATTTGTAAAAAAGTTGATGATATTGAATTAAAGGTTGATGGATTATATAAATTTAGGTGGCAAGCTGGTGGAGTTATTGCTGTAATAGTTGCTCTGATTGGAATCATAAATGCATTTGTTCCCAGACTATTGACTCCTGCCCCTGCCCCTGCTACAATAGAACGAACGAAGTAATATCCTTTCATAATGGATTTGGTTGATTCCAAGTATATTGGATTAGTTTCATCACGCCTACAAAAATTTAAGAGGGTCAAAGCGGATCTCTACAACTTCCGCTGTCCTATCTGTGGGGATTCCCAACGTAATAAAAACAAGGCACGCGGATATATTTACGCAGTGAAGAACAATACCAACTTTAAGTGCCACAACTGTGGCGCTAGTTCGTCCTTTAATAACTTTCTAAAAGAGATTGACCTTACACTTCATAAGCAATACACACTTGAAAAGTTTAAAGAAGGGCATACTGGTAGAAACTTTGTTGTTGAAGAACCAAAGTTTGATTTTAAAAAACCAGTATTTAAAAAATCACTGGATTTACCAAAAGCATCTACTAATCCAGTTGCAAAAGAATACTTGGAGAAGAGAAAACTTGATCCAGAAAAGTTTTACTTTGCTAACAAATTTAAAGAGTGGACTAACTCTCAAAAAGAAACTTTCGACACTATTGGTAGGGATGAAAGTCGCATAGTTATACCAATGTATGATAAATCCGATAATCTTATTGGTTTTCAGGGAAGAGCACTAGGTCCAAACTCTGTTAAATATATCACTGTGATGCTTGATGAGGAGGCACCGAAAATTTATGGACTTAATACAGTCAATGAAAGACTACCGATCTACGTGGTTGAAGGACCCTTTGATAGCACTTTCGTCAACAATAGTGTGGCTTTGTGTGGTAGTGACGGTGATGTTCGTTGTCTTGAAGGAAGCAGTATTGTTTTTGTTTACGATAATGAACCTCGCAATAGAGAAATTGTCAATCGTATTGCCAAATGTGTATCAAGAGGGGAAAAGGTCGTCATCTGGCCAACAGGAATCGTAGAGAAAGACATCAATGATATGGTCCTTGCTGGACACAACATTATGGATGTGTTAAAATTAAATACCTACTCGGGTTTAGAAGCAAAAATTAAGTTTAACAACTGGAAAAAAATATGAGTAACGGCACCAAAGTTATCAAGAGAGACGGTAAAACTGAACTTCTTGATTTGAATAAGCTCCACGTTATGGTGGAAGAAGCGTGTAAAGATCTTGCTGGAGTTTCTGCAAGTCAAGTTGAAATGCAGTCTGGTATTCAGTTCTATGATGGTATTACAACAGCAGAAATTCAGGAGATTCTAATTCGTTCTGCTTCTGACTTGATCGATTTAGATCACCCTAACTATCAATTCGTCGCTGCTCGTCTGCTTTTGTTTGCTCTACGCAAGCAACTGTATGGTCGTATGCACGAATGTCCAACAGTAAAGCAACATGTTCTTCGTGCCGTTGGTAGGGGTGTTTATGACTCCGAAATCCTTGATTTATATACCGATGAAGAATTTGATAAACTTGAGTCGTTTATCGATCATAGTCGTGACTACTTGTTCACGTATGCTGGACTTAGACAAGTAGTAGACAAGTATCTTGTACAAGACAGAAGTACTGGCGAACTTTATGAAACGCCACAATTTATGTACTTGATGATTGCTGCGACTATTTTTTCAAAGTATCCAAAAGAAACACGTTTAGAGTACGTGAGGAAGTACTACGATGCAATCTCCAAGCACAAAATCAACATCCCAACACCTATCATGGCGGGAGTGCGAACACCACTTAGACAATATGCTAGCTGCGTCCTTGTTGATGTTGATGACACCCTCGATAGTATCTTTACTAGCGATATGGCTATTGGCAGATACGTTGCACAGAGGGCGGGGATCGGCATCAACGCTGGTCGCATCCGTGGCATCAACAGTAAAATCAGAGGGGGAGAAGTTCAACACACGGGTGTTGTACCATTTCTCAAGAAGTTTGAAGCAACTGTCAGATGTTGCACGCAAAATGGCATACGAGGTGGATCCGCGACAGTACACTTCCCAATCTGGCACCAAGAAATAGAAGATATTCTAGTATTGAAAAATAATAAAGGAACTGAAGATAATCGTGTTCGTAAGTTAGATTACTCTATTCAAATCTCTAAACTGTTCTATGAACGATTCATCCGCAACGAAGAGATTTCCCTCTTCTCGCCCCACTCAGTTCCTGGTCTGTATGATGCTTTTGGAACTGATTCTTTTGACGATTTATATGTACGTTACGAACGAGATCAGTCTATTCCAAGAAAGACTATCGGAGCTCAAGAATTATTTCTAGATTTGCTCAAAGAACGTGCAGAAACTGGTCGTATTTACATTATGAATATTGATCACTGTAACTCTCACTCATCTTTTATTGATAAAGTTGAGATGAGTAATCTGTGTCAAGAAATTACTCTTCCCACTAAACCACTTCAACACATTGATGATATTGATGGAGAAATTGCTCTTTGTATTCTTAGTGCCATTAATGTGGGTAAAATCAAGAGTAATGACGATCTTGAAGTTCTTTGTGATCTTGCCGTTCGCTCCCTTGATGAACTTATTGATTTTCAGGGATACCCCGTCAAGGCAGCAGAAATCGCCACTAGGGCACGACGTTCTCTTGGGGTGGGTTATATTGGTTTAGCACACTATCTCGCCAAGCACGGCGAGCATTATGATGATCCTGGTGCCTGGAAACTGGTACACGATCTCACTGAAGCGTTCCAGTATTATCTGATTCAAGCAACTGTAAACCTTGCAAAAGAAAAGGGTGCCTGTGAGTATAGTCACAGAACCAAGTATGGGCAGGGAATTCTCCCAATTGATACATACAAGAAGGACGTTGACGAAATCGTCCCCAACGAGTTAAAATATGATTGGGAAGGTCTTAGAGCACAAGTTAAACTATATGGAGTCAGGAACAGCACTCTGTCCGCACAGATGCCATCGGAGAGCAGTTCCGTTGTGTCAAATGCCACCAATGGCATCGAACCTCCTAGGGGATACTTGTCCGTTAAGAAATCGAAGAAAGGACCACTTAAGCAAATTGTCCCACAGTATCAAACTCTTAAGAACAATTATACGCTTCTTTGGGATATGCCTAGCAATCGTGGTTACATTCATATTGTTGCTGTTATGCAAAAATTCTTCGATCAAGCGATTTCTGGAAACTGGTCATATAATCCAGAAAATTATCCCGATAATGAAGTTCCTACTTCAGTAATGGCGCAGGACCTTCTTATGTGCTGGAAGATGGGATGGAAAACAGCATACTATCAAAATACTTATGACCACAAAACTGATGAGGTAATTGAAGAACCAAAACAAGACCTTCAATCACTTCTTAATGATATTTTGGAGAGTGATGAATCTTCGTGCGATAGTTGCACCATTTGACAAAACTATAAAAACCTATTATTATAAATAGTAATAGGTTTTAATAATATCTATGTCTGGACGCATTTATCTAATAACCAATAAAATCAATAATAAAACTTATGTTGGAAAGACAATGAACTCTTTGAAAAAAAGATTTTATAGTCACTGCTATGATGCCACTAAAAGAAGTTCAACAACATATCTTCATCGGGCAATTAGAAAGTATGGAAAAGACAATTTTATTATTGAAGAAATTGAAAAATGTGAAGATAATTTAGGTTTTAGAGAAATGTTTTGGATTTCTAAATTAAAACCAAAATATAATCAAACTCTTGGTGGTGATGGAGGAATTCTTGGATATTCTCATACGAAAGATACAAGAAAACTTTTATCTTTAAAAAGAAAAGGAAAGTTTGTGGGACATAAAAATTCATTCTACAATCAAACACATACCGAAGAACAAAAAGAAAAGTGGAGTAAAATGAGAAAGGGACAACCATCTCCTTGTGGATTTGCTGGAAAATCACATAAAGAAGAAAGTAAATCTAAAACTTCTCAAACACTAAAAAACAATCCAAACATAAAAAGAACCAAAGTATTCCAGTATGATATTGAAGGAAACTTTTTAAGAGAGTTTCAATCTATTAGTGATGCTGCTAAATTTGTAGAAACAAATCCTTCTAACATTAAATATACCTGTGAAGGAAAATTCAATCACTGTAAAGGATATAGGTGGAGTTATGTTAAAATATAATAGACCTATGAACTTCTTTGAGAAACTCCAAGTTGGTTGGTGGTGGATTGGAGAAATCTTTGATGAATGGTGCTATACTATGAGAAGTGAAGACGGAGAGTTCTTTAACTATCTTCAAAGTGATTATGTTGCTTATGAAGAAGAAATGTATTATGAAACCCAAATATTTTTTGGAGGTAAATAGAATGTGTAGAATTTTTCCAAAAGTTAATTTAAACGGAGGAGGAAGATTGTGAGTCTTGTAAGATTTAAAACAGGTTTGGAGGAAAAACTAATGGTCGAATCAATGACCGTTTTCAATCCTCAGGAAGTAGATACTAAAAAGCAACCTATGTTTTTTGGTCAACCACTAGGAATTCAAAGATATGATTCTTACAAATACCCAATCTTCGATAAACTAACAACACAACAACTGGGTTATTTCTGGAGACCTGAAGAAGTTTCTCTTCAAAAAGATAGGGGTGATTATCATATGCTTCGCTCTGAGCAGAAGCACATTTTTACCAGTAACCTGAAGTATCAGGTAATGTTGGATTCTGTTCAGGGACGTGGACCTGGTATGGCGTTCGCGCCTTACTGCTCTCTCCCTGAACTAGAAGCATGTATGAAGGTGTGGGAGTTTATGGAGATGATCCACTCCCGATCATATACTTACATCATCAAGAATGTTTATTCAGATCCTTCTGAGGTTTTTGATACTATTCTTAGTGATGATCGTATTGTAGAACGTGCTGTTAGTGTCACTGAGGCATATAATGATTTCATCAATAGTGCTCAGCATTATGGTTCAACTAATGAATGGATTCATGCATTAGAACAAGTACCATACGCACAAGAGGCAAGGTATGAACTCAAAAGAAAACTTTTCAGAGCAGTTGCAAACGTTAATATTCTTGAAGGTATTCGCTTTTACGTCAGTTTCGCTTGCAGTTTTGCGTTTGGCGAACTCAAACTTATGGAAGGAAGTGCAAAGATTATCTCATTAATTGCTAGGGATGAAAATCAGCATTTAGTCATCACTCAGAATATTCTTAATAAGTGGAAAGAGGGTGATGATCCTGATATGGCACGTATTTGTAAAGAAGAAGAGCAGTGGGTTTATAAGACCTTTGAAAACGCTGTCAATCAAGAAAAACTTTGGGCAGAGTATCTGTTCAAGGATGGATCGATGATTGGACTCAATGACAAACTGTTACAGCAGTATGTTGAATGGATTGCGAACCGTAGAATGAAGGCAATTGGACTTAAACCACTTTATGATATTTCTGCAAAGAATAATCCACTTCCTTGGACTGAGCATTGGATTAGTTCTAAGGGTCTTCAAGTTGCACCACAAGAAACAGAAGTCGAATCTTATATTGTCGGGGGAATCAAGCAAGATGTTACCAAAGATACTTTCTCAGGATTCCAATTATGATGAATGGGTAGAACAAGAAATTATTAGTGCCTATAAAGATGCTGCTGAAGCAGATCTTTTTTTATTTGGTGATTACGATTACTCTTATGTTTGGAAAGATTCTAAAAGTAACGATGTGTATTAAATTTATAGGGGGGATCTTCGGATCCCCCTTTTTTTTATAAATATCTAAAAAGGTAGTCGGTAGGCGATGAAGTCGTTTCAGAATTTTGCATATAATATTGTAGAGGAACCTCGTAAGGCATTTGGCACACCAAGTCGTTTTGACGCACAAGGTGAACCAATGTATACAAAAAGACCTGGACCAAATGAACCAGGTCGTAGAGCACAGGTTCAAAAATCACCTAAAACAGTTACTCAAGTAAAGGGTGAAATTGAAGCGGCAAAGAGATTTGCAGGCGCAAGATCTGGTGGATTGGATACTAGAAATGTACCATCTTTTGTAACTCAAAGAAGACAAGAAAGAGCAAGTAAATTACTTGGACCAAATCCTTGGGATATGCCAGGTGGTGCTGGTGCTGGTCAAAAAACTTTTGATCGTGGAATGAGAAAACTTGTTCCACCAGCTGGTCCTTCAAGAGGTCATAGAGAAAGAGCATTTAGAGATTTCATTAATCAGTCATCAAAAGAACTTGGAACTTCTACTGATGAGATCATTGCAAATATGATGAAGGGAAAATCAGCAACGCCTTTTGCAAGTCCAGTTGCTGCAACACCAGATCCTTGGAAACCATCTGAAACTGCAACAACACCACCAAAACCAAAACCAGTAAGTCAGGCAGACGTTTCTAAGAAGCAGGCATCATATAGAGCGTCTCAGAAACCTCCATCACCACCTAAGACTGAACTTGGTGGAACTAAAAAAGCAGTATCATTCTCAACTCCAACTAGATCAAAGACTTCGGTATCACCAAGGACTTCTGTTTTAGATGTTAAGGCAACAGAAGTTCCTGGAACAAAAGTTGCAGAACCAAAAGCAAAAACATTACCAGGTTTAAAACTTGGTACAGAACCTGCTGGTCCATTAGTATCTAATCGTCCAGGAGAATCAAAAACAATTCGACCACAAAAAGGACCTGGAAGAACTGGTGTTCTTGGAAAACCAAAAGCTGGGCAAATGGTTGGCGCTAAAATTGAACCAGTAAAAGTTGCCGATGTTACTCCTAAAACTCCAAAGATTACTGGTCAAGGCGTTGTAAAAACAAAACCACTTTCTATACCAGCACCACCTAAACCTGTTGTGCAGGCAAAGACTAATTTAAAACCAACACCAGTAAAGGTACAGAAATCAACAGCATTAAAAATTCCAAGTCCTGCTGCACCAAAAATTAAACCGTTATCTGCTACTAGAACTACACAATCTCAAAAACTTGCTGATACCGTAATTAAAGCATCTAAGCAAATTAGATCTGATATTGCAGCAGAAAGAGCATCAGAAAGAGCAAAGATGATGAAAGGTCTTGGCACTGCTGGAAAAGTTCTTAGTGCTGTTCAGACTGGAATAGAAGCGAAGAAAGGTTATGATATTGCTAAGGCAATGGGTAGTAGTGAAAGAAGATCAATAGGTGCTGGTGCTGCAAGAGCGATTGGAAGTGGTCTTGGTGGTGTAGTTGGAGGAACACTTGGATCTGTTGCTGGACCAATTGGTTCTGCTGTTGGTGCAACTGCTGGAATAACCATAGGATCACAACTTGGATCAAGAGCATATGATGTAATTACTGGTGATCCTAAGAAAAAGGTAACGACTCAGGGTGTTCTCACTAATATTAGAAAGGCAGTTCCACAAGAAATCAGAGCACAAGTACCTGCAAATGTAAGAAAGGGATTTACTGATTTCGTAAAATCTGCTGGAAAAACTTATGGTGATTGGCAGAGATCACAACAAAAAGAAGAATACCAATTAGATGAATTTAATATAAAGACGATTTCTGGAAAATTTGCTAAATCTGCTGGTGCCGAGATTGGAGGTGAAGTTATTAAAAAGGCAAGTGGAAATAATCCGATTGTAAGAAAAGCAGTTGATATTGCAACTTCCGGAGTTGGTCTTGGGCGTGTTGCAGGACCTGCGGCTGTTGGGTATACATTAGGTACAGAAGTACTAGCACCTGCTGCTGTTAAATTGGCCCAACAAAGAAGGCAGGCACAGCAAGCAAGATTAAATCAGTTAGTTCCATCAGGAAGAACCGACGTTTCTGGAAAACCTGCTCAAATCAGACCATTGAATAGATGAAATTTTTGTAAGTGTATGCTAGGATGGTGTGGGATACCATACCACATTTTTATTATGAAAACTTTTGTTAAGAAAACAAATTGTCTTTTGAAAAAGGAAGCAAAAGAATTTTGTTCTGATATTGTTTATATTTGTAATGGCATTATCCGTACATTTAAAAAACTATTATTAGAACGTTATTTTATTCTCGGAATTCTAATTGGACTTATTTTGCGGTTTGTTTTTTAGTTCTTCTTTTTTTATAAATATTTTTAAGAAAAAATTTTTAAAAAAATGGGTAACTTATCGTCAAAACAAGTGCTGGATATTCAATCTTTGTATGAAGGAATTTACCAAGATGGACAGGAAAGCATTGAAAATATATCAGAAGAAGATTTTTGTGATATCTTAGCAATTGAAATTTGCAATGCCCTCATTGAAGAAGGTTTGCTAGAAGGTGAAGTTATATCTGAAACTACTATTAAAGAAGGAAAACTAACGTCTGCTGTTAAAAGTGCTTGGGGCGTAATTAAACCAGTTATCAAACAAGTAACAGGTATTGGTACAAAACCAACAACGCGAGTAGGAAGAGTAATAAGAACAGGTCAAACTCTAGCTACCGGTGCTGCGGTTGTTCAACCAGAAAGAACTTTGAATATTGCTACTGGAACAGTTGGTGGAGCAGTTAAGGGTGCTTATCAAGGCGCAACTAAACCAACTGGTGGTGGTCCAATAGATGCCGCAGGAAGAGCAATTAAGGCTGCTCAAGGTCAAGCAGTTCCTGCTGCGGATGACAGGAGAAGAAATTCAAACGGAACTACAACTTGGAGCACTCCCTGATGAAATCCGAAAACGTAAACGAAGCAACTTATACTGGAAAGGTAGTTGTATCCCGCAAAGGTGGAAAACTTGGAGCGGTTCTTATTGATCCAAAAACTGGTAAACCTATTCCAGGATCTTGGAGACCAGAAAAGGAAGTTCCTGGCGGAATACCACAAGCAAACAAATCTGCCTTCTTTAAAAAGGAGGCAGAGAAAATAAGATCTGCCGAAAAAGATAGATTATCAAAAATTGATGGGGGGTCTAAACCCCCAGCAGCACCACCCCCAAGACCCTCTAGCACACCACCAGCAGCACCTGCACCTGCCCCTGCTAGACCCTCTGGACCCTCTGGAACAACCCCTGCACCCGCTCCTACGGCACCTAAACCATCACCAGTAGCGGCGTATATGAAGGCTGCTGCTGATGCTAGAAAGAGCGGAGACCCCGCTGAGATGGCGAAGGTAAGGGATATGGGTATGGAGATTTGGAGAAAATCAAATCCAAAACTTGCGGCCGCCGCTGCTGAGAGAGAAAGAATTCGTGGAACCGCTCAGACTGATAATCCTCTTATGAAAGATATGAGAGGTGGTCTTTCTCTCACTCCTAGTGTTCAGGCACCAGCAGTTAAGAATCTTGGATCTGGGCAACAATCACTTTCTCAGAACCCTAATGCAGCAATTGCTGCAACTCCAAAACCACAAGTTCCACCAGTTACTGCAAGTAAAGATGCTACAATGAATAAGACTGCCGAAACTCTTTCAAAAAATCCACTTCCAAAGAAAACTCAAAAAGAAGCATATGATATTGTTCTAGATTATCTTCTTTCTGAGGGTCACGCTGATACTCTTTCAGAAGCACATTATGTAATGATGCAAATGGATGCCGAACACATTCAGAATATTGTTATTCAAGAGCGTGCTTGGTGGGATCCAGCTGGTCTTTTTATGACTAAGAATGAAAAAGCAGTAGAAAAAGCAAAATCAACTGCAACTGGTGCTGGTGGATCATATAACCCTAACACTGGTAGAACTTATAATCCAACAGCAAAAGATCAAACAAGAGCAACTGGTGTGATTGCACCAAGAGGTGGTATTGTTGGAACTATGGAACCAGGCAAACCAGAAACTTGGCAGAGATATGCACCAGGTTCTGATGCTTTTAGAAGACAGAACATTGACAGATATGTAACTGTTCGTGGTCGTGAGCAGCTGCAAATTGATGATCTTGCAAATCGTGCAATGAAAGATAAGGCAAAAAGAGATGCTGCTGCCGATGCTGCATTTGATAGAAAGTATGGTGTAAATCAACCATCTGGTGATGAATTTGCAGGCGCTCGTAAAAATACAAAAACCTTTACACAACCTAGTGCTTCTCCTGCTACCCCAAGACCTAGCACAAGACCTAGCACAAGACCTGCCGCAAAACCAATTGCTACTGCACCAAAACCAAAACCTCAACCACCAACCATTCAGTCTAAGAATGTAACTTCTACTGGAACTTCTTATGAAAGAAGAACTCCAACCTCAGCAGAACTTGCCGCCGCTAAGGCAGCAGGTGGTGGTGAGGCAGGTGTAAAGGCCGCGGTTGATGTTGCCAAATCAAATAAAGTTGCTGCAAAGTCACCAACTCCGGATCTTAAACCAGAGGCACCTAAAAAGAGAGAAAGTCTTGCTGCTCAGGTGAAAGAACTTCAAACAATGCGAAAAGAAGCAGAAGAAAGAAACAAGTGATTCAAAGAGGGTTTCGACCCTCTTTTTTATTACCTAGTAACTGATTTCTTAACTAATGCAGTACCTTCTACAACTCTTGTTGTAGTTCCAGTTGGACTGTTTAGTAGTAGATCGTAAAAATATTTTCCTGGTTTAATAGCAGCACTCTCTGCAGAACTTAAAGAAAGAGTTACTCTTCCAGTTGTTCTGTCATTTGAAAAAGTTACAGTAAAATCCCCTGCTTTTGAGGAGGATTCATATCTTTTTAGTTGGGAGCAACCACTATACCCAGTTAGATTCATTACTGAATTTGTTTTATCATCCTCCAAAACAAAAGTCTGATCAAAATCAGTTCCGGTATAGATGACTAAATTTGCAGTATAAGTTATTGCCATCGTTTTTTAAATATTTATTTCTAACTTAGATCTGTTAGGAACGGTGTGATCCAGTCTTCATTTTCATTTTCTACTGCAATAATTGTTATATTTTTTGCTGCAAGTTTTGATACTAAAAGATTGTACGATGCCTGGATAGTTGCTGTTGTCATGCTACCAGAATTATCAATAAACAATGCAATCTTAGATCCTTCTGGAAGATTATCTATTCCACATATAGTATACCAATCAGATGCAAGAGCAGTATTTCCACCATCTCTATTGACTTGAACTGGACCAAATGTAAGACCATTTGCATTTTGCCCAATATTAAGAGAGGTATCGTTAATATAAACTGTTTCGGAAGTTGCTATAACAGTTCCAGTTGTTGAAGATCTTCTAATTTCAATCTGGAATGACTCTAAGCTTTCTGTAGATCTATCTCCTGCAAGTGTTCTTGTAATAGTTCCCGTATTACTATTAACTGTAAATGATCCACTTATTGTAGCATCGGTAAAATCTGATGCTGATAGTGTTCCACTAATTGGAAGTATTGTCCAATACAGTATTGTGGAATTTGGAACACCGCTTGTTGTAACTGTAAATGTTACTGTTGATCCTTCATTAACAGAAGTTGTTGATGGTACAACACTGTAAGTTGGAACAACATCAATGACATTAATAGATTGACTAGTTGCTACAACTGGTCCAGAGGTTGATCCAGTTCTTACAACAAATGTAAAAGATTCTGTATCTTCTGTATTAATATCATTTGATATAGTTCTTGTGACTGTTGCAATTCCAGTTGTTGCACCGGTGCCTACGATACTAAAAGAACCAGTAAGTGAATTATTGGAAAAGTCTGCGGCTTCCATACTGCCGCCAGTGCTGTAGTAAAGTGTAGTTCCATCCCCAACGTTGACTGTATTGACAGTAAAATTGACCGAACCACCTTCATTAACAGTTGTCGTTGAAGCAGTGAGAGTGTATGTAGGTTGTCCTAGATTAGTGATGAATATTGTACTTGATGTTCCTACAACACTACCACCACTTCCAGAAGATCCTGTTAAAATATTAACTTCAAATGCTTCAATTCCTTCATTATACGATGAATCACTTGCTATTGTTTTTGTGAAATTTGCATATCCAACTCCACCAGATACACTTTGAACCGCAAAGGAACCCGTTAAACTGTTATCAAGGAAATCTGTACTAGATGCAGATCCAACAATGGAATAGAATAAGGTAGTTCCTGCCCCAACATTTGTCGTTGTAACTGCGAAAGATACCGTATTTCCTTCATACACATTTGTCGATGAAGGAGTTATTGTATATGTTGGTGGATCTCCTGGTAAAAATAATCCACCACCAAGACCAAGAACTGTTAAAGATGCATCGGTCCCAAGTCCAATGGTGGAATTTAATCCATATACTTTATTTCCATATTGAATACCTTGCCCATCACCGACAAAGGTAAGTTTGTAACCTCTATAAGATTTTCCTATACCCTCTCCATCAGTCCCAACTCCAATAATAATTGAATCATCTGGAAGTGCAGGCACATAAAAAAGTTGTTTTTCTTTTAAAACAGTTGATAGACCAACTCTTTCACCATCATCAAATAAAATAACTCTTGTTACCTGAGATGTATCAACTCCAGAATTGATTGTTAAAATAGCATCTTGAATATCACCTAGAATACAAGTCTGTATTCCACTAGTGAATTTTTGTTTATTCGCTCTTAAATACGTTTTAAAAGATAATCTATTACTACTAGTTGGATTTGGCATTATATTATTGCTCCTAACGCTGCTACGGCAAGTACTGTTCCGAGAAGAAGAGTATAATCTTCTGGTGCTGGTAAGTCTGGATCATACTTTTCTGGAGCACCAGTAGTATACGAAGCAGTAGCTACTTCAATAGGTAAAATTGGGTGCCCAGGTAGATGACCATATCTTAAATTATGTTTAGTCTTAACTGCTTGATTCCACCAATCATTTTTGAATAATTCATTATTAGCAGTATACTGAGAATTTCCAATATCTGCACCAGACCAAGCTTGCCTTATAAATCCAACTTGTGCAGAATAATTAGAACCAACATTACAAACTGTACCTAGAATCACTACTCTTCCAGATATAGGACCAAATTTTGCAAATGGACCAAGAGAGTAAGTTGCTTCTACTATTCTTTGTGAAAAACTTGTAAAAGGTCTTGGATAATTTCCTCCACCACCGTAAGTCCAGTTTGATCCAACATTTCCTGAAACTGAACCATAATTTGGTAGGAAGAAAGTTGGACCAGTTCCAACTTCAATAGAATTACATATAAAATCGGGCATATTTAGCAAGGCTTCAAATGGTATAAGACCTCTCTTCACAGCATTCCAGAATAATTCTGGATTTGAATCATAAAGTTCCTGAGGGGTAAATCTTTTTCTGATTGCCATTGGTTCTATGGAACCAAGTTGATTATCAGTATATGGATTTCCATTTTCATCTCTCCAAAGACTCCAATCAAATCCTTGAGTTGGATCCGCATTTGGTCTCAATCCATTAAAAAATACATTTGCAATAATTCCTATAATACCATCTGCGGTGCTTCTTATGACTGCTTGACCTCCAAATATAACACCGCCAAGTACAACACCAACCATTCCACCAATAACATATGGAATAGTTTGTAAGATCGCTCCCACATCACCAGAAGAAGCTCTCGCCTTCAAACTTTCGGGAGGAGAAACACCAAAGTCATTGAGTCCAGTAAAAACATAAGTGTCATTAATATTTAAATTTCCATTAGCATCCCAACTAAATGCTTCAGGTCCAAGACCAAGATTAAAGAAAAAGTTTTGAACTCCTACTAATTCTCTTGGCCCAGTAGCACGATTTTGATATGAGTTATATAAACTTTGTGGATCTGGATCAGATCCCAATGATTGTGCAAATATTGTATTAGTAGATTCACTCATAACTGGACTTACAGGATTATTCACAGATCCATATCCATCTACACCTTGATATGATATTTGTTGATGATAATATTGTGCAAGTCCCAATACTGCTGTTACTATACCCTCTGCTTGATTTGATAGTGTAATTTGAACTGTCGGATCTACCACACCTGGTTCAAATACATATTTTCTAATTTCATCACCAATACTTTGTATTTCTCCTTCTGTCAAAATTAGATTTGAATATGTGTGTGTTTCTGTATCATCTGGTAATATACCACCATTTGGAAAACCTGTTTGTGACATCTTAGATTAGTGGTGAGACGTTTACAGTTGTTTCATTCAAGAAATTATCAGGACAGGCGAGAAGAATGTAATTATCATTATTTACACTATTTCCAAATCCAACTGTTGTTGGTTGTAAAAGATAAAAAGTCCTGTTGGGGTATGAAGATCTAAACTGTCCCCATAAAGTCCCCATTCCAGACGCAGAAGTATTGCTATTTTCGTCGATCACTGCAATACAAAGTCTTTGAGCACTTGTTGGTGTTGAGAATGAGCAACCAGTTGAAATACCAGCACGTGCATTGATTGTTCCTTCAACAATAATTCCTTTATCACCATTTGGTTTTGTCATCAAAATATCATAAACATATCTCCCAGGTTTAAGACGTGCTGTTGTCCAACTCGGAATAGATATTTTTATTTTTCCATTTTTACGGTCAGTAAAACCAACAGTAAAACTTACAGCAGTTCCACTGTCTCTATGCTTTCTGAGACTCGATGCTGCACTGTATCCAGTAAGATCAATAACCTTTCCACCACTTTGATACAGATCATAAGTCTGCACAAAATCTGTTCCGATATTAATGGTAAGGTTATTTACATATACGGACATCGTTTTTTAAGTATTTATTATGTATATGAATAATATCCAGATACAACTAAATCTCTAAGTCCTATATACAAATCATCTGACGGAGATTCCCAACTTCCATCAACATCCGATTGAACAAATATTACACCATTTCCTATTTTCTCATAAGCAGCAGTATATCCACTACCAAATTTATAAAGACCATAAGCACCATTTAATTCAACATAGTTTGAAGCACCACTGGTCATTTCCGGCATTAATGTACTTGAAGTTGCTTTTATGAGAGTTGTGGCACTATAAGCTTCATTTGAACCAGGATTTGTTAATCTCATAACAGTTCCTAATAGTTCAAGAACTTGATTTGACTGGGTTTGATTTCCGCAGGATGTATGTTCTCCCCTAAACCAAACAACACCCCCATTTATAAGGTATTGATGAATAGCATCAATATTTTGCTGAACAGTTGCTACAGTATTTGGTATACTTCCACAAGCGGAATGATATCCAAAGATAACAACTCCATAATTTCCTATTGTATTAATTGTAGCATCTTCAAGTACATTATTTCTTCTTCCCTGATCTCCACCACTGCCAGGTGCATTAGTTATTGCCCCCCATTTTTTATCATAAACAGTTTTTATGCAACCAGTAGAAATATCCTCCGTTGCTAATACATTACCCTCTATAACTATATTCTTCTTATTTTCAGTATCTGTGAATAAAACATCATAAACATATCTTCCTGGTTTAATCTCTGCCGTTACCGTTGACGCTAACGATACTCTTATTCTTCCGTTTGCTCTATCAATGAATCCAACATTAAACTTTGCGGTTGGAGTCAAACTTTCTGGGTGCTTGCGGATATAAGAAGACGCTGCATATCCAACAAGATTCAAAGGAGTTCCATCAACATTATCCAAATAGAAGTCCCTTGAAAAATACTCCCCCGTATTGATAGTAATATTATTGACGTATACCGCCATATTATAACTCTTTATTGAATATTTATCAACCCCTTGACAAACACTCAAAACATAAGTAGAATCGCTTTGTTCCCGTTGAAGATAAATAATAGCTCATAAAGATCTTATAGTATGAGTTATGAAAACCCTTGGAGATTCAATGGGGAAATTTTTGAGTCTTCTGATATTCAAGATAATTTTGGTTTTGTATATCTTATATCTTGTAATAAGAATAATCGTAAATATTGGGGTAGGAAGTATTTTTGGTCTTACCGCACACCAAAAGGTAAATCTAGAAGAGTTAAACAAGAATCTGATTGGAAGAAGTACTACGGATCTTGTCCAGAACTCAAAGAAGATATAAAAAAGTATGGTAAAGAGTTTTTCAATAGAGAAATTATAAGTCTTCATAAGACAAAGGGTGATTGTAATTATGAAGAAACAAAACAACTTTTTCTAAATAATGTGTTGAAAGAATCTCTTGACGACGGATCGCCTGCGTACTACAATAGCAATATTCTAGGCCGCTATATGCGAAAAGATTATGGTAACTTTGGAACAGACTCTTCGAGAGACGCATGATTGGGCAGTTGACCGTATTCATACTCTCTGTGAGAAAAATATTGAAGATGCCCGTGCGATCCAAACCGAATTTTGTGAGTGGTTGGATCCTGAAATTGTAGAGCATGATATTTTCTCATTAGAATACATAGGAGAGGAAGATGACACTTGACCTTCACAACTTTTTCAAGTATTACGACGAAAACAATTCAAATCACGTAGCAGCAGTTCAATGGTTAGAAGATAACCTTCCTGCTGAATTCTTAGATGATGCTGAGACTGATTGGATTGGAATGTATAGAACTAAACCACCAACTCCAGAAGTTCTTGCAGTTCCCTACTTCAATCAAGTAGATAATTATAGAGATGCACACAGAACTTGCAATAGTTCATCGTGTGCTATGTGTCTTGCTTTCCTCAAACCAGGAAGCATTAAAGGTGATGATGAATATGTCAAGAAAGTATTTGCGATTGGCGATACGACTGACCATGCGGTACAGACAAAAGTTCTCGCAGGTTATGGTATTAAGTCACACTTTAGTTACAATCTTTCTTTTGCTGATATTGATAAGAGCCTTGATAGAGGTAAACCTGTTGTTATTGGTATTCTCCATCGTGGTTCTCTATCTGCTCCTACTGGTGGGCACATGTGTGTAGTCATTGGTAAGACACCAGATGGCAAAGGATATTACATCAACGATCCATATGGTTCTCTCAACGATAACTATACTGGTCCTGTAACGAATGGTAAGAAGACCATTTACACCAAAGCAGTTCTCAAGCACCGGTGGTGCCCAGGAGGCAATGATGGATGGGGAAGAATCTTCGATTAATTTTAAGAGAAAGATACTTAAAGTAATTAAGGATCTGACTAATAACGGTAAACACAAGGAAGCAAACGATCTTTATCAAAGGTATTTCGGAGGTAACAATGGCAAGAATTGATCTACACAACTTTTTTAAATTTTACGACGAGAAAAACCCTAATCATGTAAAAGCAGTTCAGTGGTTGGAAGATAATTTACCAGTTAAGTATCTTGAAGATAATGTTGATTGGGCAGAAATTTATCGCGGAAAAAAGGGTAATGCGGCACCAGCATCAGCACCATCTGCTGCCGCTTCTGTATCTGGTGGTGACGATATGCCTATGATGGGTCTAAAACTCATCAAAGAGTTTGAAGGATGCCACCTTAAAGCATATCCAGATCCTCTGACTGGTGGACTTCCAATCACAATTGGTTGGGGTTCTACTCGTAAGAAGGATGGATCGCCATTTCATATGGGCGATACCATTACTCAGGCAGAAGCAGATGAATTACTGATCAGTCAGTGTAAGAATCAGTTTCTTCCTTCACTTCGTAAGATCCCTCATTGGAATGAAATGTCAGATGGAAAAAGAGGCGCTCTGCTCAGCTTTGCTTATAATCTCGGCGCTGGTTTCTACGGTGGTGATAACTTTAATACTATTACTAAACGCCTAAAGAATAAAGAATGGGACTTAGTTCCCGATGCTCTTTATCTCTATCGCAATCCTGGTTCAAATGTAGAAGCAGGTCTTGCTCGTAGAAGAAAGGCAGAAGGTGAAGCATGGAAAAAAGGATAAATAGTTAAAATCAATACTGATTCCTGATCTTAACTGGTCTGAATCTACATACCCCGAGTCCTCTGGACTTGGTGAATACTTTACTTTTAAACAAAACTTCGGTTTGTTTCGTTTAGTACACACTGAGTCATAGAGGACTTTTTATGTCTTACGCTAAGAAGGCGCTTGTTTTAGCGTCTGCTCTTTTAATGGGAGCACCAACTGCATTTGCAGATACTATTTCTGGTACAGATTTTGAGTCTGGAAATACCTCAGGTTGGAATACTGGAAATCAAACAGGAACATTAGACAGCACAATCACTGGGCAGGGAACTGGTGTTAGTGTTGTCGATAATCCAGTAATCTTCAATGCACCCTCTCACGGAGCAGTAGGAAGTCCAACTCTCCAAGATGGTTCTCCTAACCCATACCACGCACCCGCAGTAACACCAACAACTTGGGAGTTTGCTCCTTATGGAGATGCTGGTGCTGCATTGCAACCAAATGGTCAAGCAACATTTAACCAAGCAACAGAAGCACTTGGATTAACTGCGGCAGAAAACCAAGCAATCAAAGATCTTCTCATCCAACAACAACAAGCATCTGGATTAGGAAATCCAAATCCAACTGATGCTGCTTGGATTACAAAGTCAGTGACTTTGCAAACTGGAACAGTTTATACAATGTCTTGGAACTACATTGGAACTGATTATGTTCCTTTCAATGATGGTTCTATTACATCACTTGTTTATCAAGGAACAGGTTCATCTCCAACAGTAACAGTTAATAATCAACTTCAAAACTATGCACTGCTTGGGTTTACTAATCCTGGAACTGGTGACTATTCAACTGGAACTTATGGTTCTACTGGATGGCAGTATTCAACATATCAAGTAGGTGCTGATGGAGATTATCTCTTAGGATTTGCAGTATTCAACCTCGGAGACACTGCATTATCACCAGTTCTCTTAGTTGATAGTCAGCCTGGAACTACAACACAGAATGGTCAAGCATTTACACCTGTTGCTCCAAACAATCCAGATGCACCATCTGTTGATGAAGTAGCACCAACCCCAACTCCTGAACCTACACCAGAACCAGAACCCACTCCAACACCTGAACCAGAACCTACCCCAGAGCCCACACCAGAACCAACCCCTGATCCAACTCCAACTCCTGAACCTACCCCAGAGCCCACACCAGAACCTACTCCTGAACCCACACCAGAACCTACTCCTGAACCTACACCTGAGCCCACACCAGAACCTACTCCTGAGCCCACACCTGATCCCACACCAGAACCCACTCCTGAACCAGAATCTCCAACATTATTAAACTCTGTAACTGTTCCTGCACCAGGACTTCCAGTTGTTGTTACTACTGAGGTTACTCATACAGCATCTGAAAAAGATGGAGTTCAAAAGATTAGAAGAGATTTTGCAACTACAAGTCAAACTCCTTTATTACAGCAAGATACTTATAGTGATGGAACTGTTATAAGTTCATTACTTCTTTCTGTTGATACAAACAATACTCACGATGTTCTTTCTGGACGTATTGATCAGCACGAAGTTTTAGATAAGATTGGTGGTGGATTACAAAATCTTTTCATTCACGAACCATCTCAACCAACCACAGATAAAGTAAGAGTATTCAGCAACAATTATTATGCTTGGTCTTATGGTGACTATGGATACACTGGTAAGTCGTTGATTATTGGTGGTGGATTAGAAATTGATATCAAACCAACTTGGACTATTGGTGGTCAGTATAATAATGTGAATATTGATTTAGGTGGTGTTGATAGTACTTCTAGTCTTGTTAAGGGTCATTATGGTTTCTTTAATATGTTCCGTGGAAATACATTCTCACTCTTAACTAATGCTGGTTTCTCTCAGAACAAATATAATGTATCAAGAAATGTTCAGGGTATCTTTAATAATGAAAGTTCAACACAAGGAAAAGAATGGTTTGTAAATAACAGATTATTCTGGCATCTCAATAAGAACATAACTTCATTTGTTGGATATACCGTTGGTAATTACCAGAGAGATGGTTTTACTGAAACTGGTTCTATTCAATCAAGAAGAACCGTAGATACTATAAACAAAACTTCACATTCTGGTGAGGTTGGTCTAAATATTTCGCATCGTTTTGGTGGTAAGAAGAAGGATTTATTCGGCATAACTGTCGGTGGTTCTTATGAAACCAGCGGAATGATCGAGGCAAATGCTTCTGTTGATTATAAGGAAATGATAATTATTGAAGGAATTCATCAAATTAATGATGGGGTTTCTAACACAGCAGTATCTGCAAAGGTTAAATTTAAGTTCTAAAATCCTAAATATTACAGACTTCATCACACGGACACTGATGGACAAGAAAAAGGAGAATGCTTTGGGGCAAGTGATTCGTATTGCCATCCTTGGATGGTCTGCTGCTCTTCTTACCGCTAGTTATGCTGGGGCTCTATCCAAGATGGACCCCACTTTTATTGCGACTGTTTTTACTGCCTCTGCCGCAACCTTTGGAATTAATACTATGAAGAAAGGTGGAGATGAAGAAGATGAAAAAAAAGCAGAACCTAAAAGGGAAGAGTTTGTAGAAACTCCACCAGAACCACCTGCTCCCGAAGCAGCAGCTCCATCTCTTGAAGAAAGAGTTGAAGCTCTTGAAGAGGGTCAAGTTCAACCACGTACTCCAGGAGCATAATGTCTAAGTCACCAAACAAAGGTAAGAAAGGTTCTGCTGGTGGAAAACAATCCAAGCAGAACCAGGGAAATGCTACTGCTAAGAAAGCGAAGAACGGTGGTAAGAAAAAGTAATGAGGTTTTATGCCACGTGAATGGAATACTCCAATTCGGCAACCTTGGAATCCTGTAATTAAAAAATGCCTTGATGCTGTTGATGAACACGTCAAGGCATATATTAAAACAGGAGATGACTGGCACTTATCACAAGCAGAAATATTAAGAAAATATGTAAAAGATCTGAAAGTTTGGATACATAAAGAGGAAGGATGGTAATATGGACGAATTTCCTTGGGGTGTTTTTATAATATTATCTTGTGGACTTACTTTTACTGCATACATCATTTACTACATATTAAAGTTAGCATCTGAGGAGATGAAAGATGAAACATCTGAGTCTAATTCTATCAATCACAAGTCTAGGCATTAGTGCTGCTATTGGCGTGGGTGCTTATATCACTTACCAGAAAGCACAAAAAATTCTAGATAATCCAGAAGCATTTGTTGGTGCTGTTGTAGAGAAGCAAGTCACCAAAGCATTTGAGAAACTACCTATCCCCAAACTAAATACTGGGAGTATTAAGTTTCCTTTCTAATGGACAATAAAGATCCCTATATCTACAGAATACGTCAAATTCATAAGGTTGTAGATGGTGACACTATTGACGCTGATATTGATTTGGGTTTTGATATCTCCCTTACTAAGAGAATTCGTCTTGCTGGTGTCGATACCCCAGAAAGTCGCACAGCAGATGCGAACGAAAAAAAATACGGACTCGAATCAAAAGAATGGTTGAAGCATCGTTGCGAAGGTGCCAAAAACATTCTAATCAAGACGGAACTTCCTGACTCCACAGAAAAGTATGGAAGAATCATTGGTCATCTGTTTATCAATGATGAACCAACTTCACTCAATGATCAGATGATTTCCGAAGGATATGCTTGGAATTATGATGGTGGTACAAAGAAGAAGAACTTTGCCGAACTTGATGCAAAGCGTAAGAAGTGATTTACTTTAATATTGTAAGACTATTCTTAATTATTTGGAGTGCCCTAATGATTTCTGCTGTGGAATCTGTTGCGATTCGTACAGAAGGTCAAGTAGAACTTGAAAGTACAAGTAGAGATGCATATGCAAAAGTACTTGTTCTTGCTGTTGGTTCTTTTCTTGGTGATGCTGCCTTTAAGTTGAAGAAAAAATGAAAAGAATATCTTTACATTTTTTAATTTTAGCAAGACTCCTAACTCACGATGGAATAATACTTGAAAATAGAAGACCTATTCCTAAAAAACAACCGCCAGAAGTTATTCGTTTTGTTAGGAGACCAGCACGAAGAGGGCGCAAAAAATCTTTACAATTTGATACTAGTTTGTTAAATAGTAAAGATTTGTTTAAGGTGTTACAAAATGACCACGGCACCAGCAAAGGATAAACGTAAAAAAGAGAAGAATAATATTTTTCTAGAAATTCTTTATAACGTTTTAGTCCAGTTACCAGTTCTAGTGATTGGATGGATTATCACACAATTTACATCAGAAAGATAATCTGGCAGATAATTTTTTAGCAATTTTTTTAGCAGGGGCAAAGAGAGGTTTAAATCTTTCTTTGCCTTCTTTTGTGAACTTATCTTTGATTACATCGTCAATAATGATTTTATTATCAATCTCATAGAGAGCATTGATTTCAACTTGGTCACGAATATATTGCTCTACATTAGTTACTTGTTCTATTAAACGAGTTCCTTCGGCAGAGTATTCAAAAACATCTACATGTCCACCTTCTGCTAGGACATAATGTAGTACTGGCTTTACTTGTTTGATTTTAATCTTAAACTTATTCTTTGTTGCTTCTTTGATGATTGGTTCTGCTGCATTCTTCAAAGCATTCAGAACAGTTGTTGATGCTATTGTAGCAGCAGTCGTTACTACTGCGACAGCACCAGCCGTAGCAACAAGAGAAGGGTCAGGTAAATTAATATCGACTCCATAAACACTAAAAGTTGTTGGTGTTGTTGTTGGTTTGTCTGCTGGTATTTCAGCAATGGGTGTTTGAGTAGGAGGGGTTTGAGCAATCTGTGGAAGTTCAGGAGGGGGAGTAGGATCTGGAAAACCTCTACTTTTTTCTTGTTGTTCTTGTTCTTGTTTTTGTTTTTCTGCTTTTACGGCAGCATCAAATTCTTCTTGTGTTGGAACATTGATGACTGGATAATTGATTGATGGATTTGTAATATTAATAACTGGTACTTCCAATCCACGAATAAGTGGTTGTTGTGTAGTTTGAGTAACAGGAGGTTCTATTGTAGGTATGATTCGTGGAGAATCAATTTTTACTGATTTGATTGGTTGTATTTCCATTGACGACATCCTGTACTCGTGGATACTTCACAACAACATCAGCACAAATTTTAAAATATGGACTTTCTGGATGGAAACTAATTCCATTTTTAATCGCTTCACCACATTTTAATAATCTTACAAGTTCAAAATCAAGTCTTGCTTTATCTGCTTCTGCTTGTTGTCTTGCAATTTCTACTTTAGCTCTTGATTTACAGATCTCAGTAAGACTTCCATCAAGTGGGAAGTTAAATCCCATTGAAAATCCAGCATTTCCACTATGAGATTGATATTGTGATGGATCTGCTCCCCCATTTAGACTTCCTAAAATGAAAGGAGAGAGACTCATTGTTGGACCTTGACAACTAACTCCACTACCGAAAGTATTCATGGCGTAAGGACCTTGTAACACCTGAACTGCCTGGTTTGTAACATTACCAGTGGCAGATGCCGAAGGTCCTGCTATATTTGTATTGGATGGAGCTTGTTGTGCTTTACTTCTACTCGAACCTGCAAGTGTTAATAATAGTATAGTTGCTATTGCGTAAAGACTGATACTGAGTTTGTTGTTGAATCTTGTGTAGTGGTTCTTTCTATCCATGTTTCCTTAGCCACCCCAGGCCCAAGTGTTGTTTCACTGAACTGGAACGGAGCACCTTGAGTCATAACGCTATAATTAGCACCAGGCGTAGGAGTACCAGGAATATTGATATTCGTGCCTGTGACTGTATAAGATGTCCCAGTGGTATATTCTATTTGTTTAATCGTCTCAACGATTTCTGTGCGTGTCTTAGTTTCTGCTGTGATTGTTCCTCTGGTAAAATTAGGTACAACACTTTCAGCATATGCAGGAGTACAAATGACTCCCGCTGCTAAAAGCAGAACGGGAGTTATGTATCTCATTTGAATACACTTAATTCGATTGTTCTTTGTGCTGTTGCAGTTGTACCAGGACCACCAGCAGTTACGCTAGGAACGCCAGTTCCACTTAGAGAACCTGCAAGAGAACCTTTATCTCCTGCTAACTGAGTAGTAGAATTCCCATAAAGGTTGGGAGAAGCAATAACTCCACCAGAGACCGACTGAGTGGTGACTGCTGTATCAGCAGCGCGTTGAGTTTCTGAGAAAGTAAATGCTTGACCGTTTGTATCAATGCCATATGAACCTGCGCCACCAACTCCACCAAGAGTAGTAACGTCAATATTTGTACCTGAAACAGAATAGGAAGCACCTACTCTTTCGGTTTGAATCGCTGCACCCTGAACACCAAGTTGAACGGAATCAGTAATTTTTGATGTAATTTCAGCAGCACCAGCAGGATTAACTAAGAATAATGTAGAAAGGACTAAAAGAACTTTCTTCATTTTTCTTGAGTAATAAACACTACAAGTATTTAGCACAACCATTTTTAGAAGTGGTCTACTTGACAAATCCTAAATAAAAACTTAATATGGAAAATCCCATATCAGGGATTTTATTATGAGTCTGTGATGTGACATTAGAGCCGTGGAAGGTGCCCTTCGAGAGAGGTGGTGTACCCCCCTTCTATACGGATGTAGAGTTCAATTAATTTTAATGCAAAACATCTTTACTGTAGCCCTGCCCCTTCTGGCATCGGTTACAACCAATATGGCAACACTGCCTGTATTTCCTCCTTTGACGGCACCACCAGCGCCATTTTCTGTTGTTAAGGAGTTTGAAACTACGACAGCGATCCGAGAGGTTGCTCCCGAAAAGCCAAAAGAGAAAAGGCTAATTTGTAAAGGGTGTTCAGAACATGAACAACTTGCCTTGGATTATTTCCAAGATCAAGGAATTAAAGACAGAAACGCCCTTGCTACTATCATGGGCAATATTAAGCAGGAATCTATGTTCGTGCCTAATATTTGTGAAGGTGGTAGCAGGACTCAGTACCATCACTGCGGTCGTGGTTATGGACTGATCCAATGGACATCTGCCGATCGTTATTATGGATTGGGTGATTTTGCTAAGAAGTTTGGTGGTTCTCCATCAACACTTCCAACGCAACTTCGTTATCTGACGAATGAAGTTCAATGGAAACGAATCGAAGACCGAATGAAAACTCCTGGTAAGTCTATCGATCGCTACATGAACTATGCGTACAGTTGGATTGGTTGGGGCATTCATGGTGCTCGTACATCTTATGCTCATGAATATGCTAACCGACTGATCACGGTAGAAGTTTGACAAACTGAATAGGTGAGGGGGGCTTGACAGATGCCCTCCTCCCATCTATAATAAACAAGTGATTCAATTGGACCAGTAACTCAGTGGACAAGAGTATCCGCCTTCTAAGCGGTTAGCCGTAGGTTCGAATCCTACCTGGTCCGTTGGAGATTTATTCTCCAAATTTATAATCCACAATGGCGCAGCGGTAGCGCAGATGACTGTTAATCATTTGGTCCCTGGTTCGAATCCAGGTTGTGGAGTAGGGAGAACTAGAAATGTCTGGGACTTCCTCTAAATCCTAAGTTTACTTAGGTCGGGGATTTGATCACCCCCGCTAGTTGCCCTTGTAGCTCAGTGGTAGAGCGCGGCTTTTGTAAAGCCGATGTCGCAAGTTCAAATCTTGTCGGGGGCTTGACATAATATTCATTATGTCTTATACTTTACAAGTCCGTGTGAAGTGAAGTGCTGAGAGTGAAGCCAAAAGTAAGGCACCCCGACAAGGGATACAGTAGAAGGATGCGAAACCTTCCACTCTCACATTGCGGAGTTAGTTCAGTGGTAGAACGCTATCCTTCCAAGTTAGATGTCGTCGGTTCGAATCCGATACTCCGCTTATAAAACCAAAAAGCTTGACTGATCCCAAAGAAAATGTTAAGATAAATACCGTGATCAATCGTGCCGCAACTACTTGCACGATTTTCACTATGTCGTTTAGTACTAAAAACAAATTTTTTATGAAACTCAAACAACTGATGCTTGCACCTGTTGCTCTGGGAATGGTTGCTCCTGTTGCTGCGAATGCCGCAGATCTGAATATGGCAGCAGTCAACCAATACTCTTCTGAGCAGGTTACAAGTGTCTCACAACTGTCTGATGTTCAACCTTCGGATTGGGCATATCAGGCACTCAGCAACCTTGTAGAGCGTTATGGTTGCGTTGCTGGTTATCCTAACGGCACCTATGGTGGTGGTAAGGCAATGACCCGATTTGAGGCAGCAGCACTTCTGAATGCTTGCCTTGACCGTGTAACCGAAGTTACTGATGAACTTCAACGTCTTGCAAAGGAGTTTGCTGATGAACTTGCAGTAATTCGTGGTCGTGTAGATAAACTGGAAGCAAAAGTGGGTGCTCTGGAAGCAACTCAATTCTCCACCACTACCAAACTGAAAGGTGAAGCATCTTTCGTTCTTGGTGGTGTTGATAATGCTTGGGTTCCTGGTAAGGATGCCAGTACCAATGTAGGCAATACTGCTTTCAATTACGATCTTCGTATCAATCTTGATACTTCTTTCACTGGAAAGGATCTTCTTCGCACTCGTCTGCGTTCTGGTAATTTCTCTTCTCAACCCTTTGGTTCCAGTTCTTCACTGTTCAAACTGGATAAGGCAGAGAGCACTGCTGATGTAGTTAAACTGGATCGTCTGTATTATAGTTTCCCTGCTCTTGCTAAGGGTGTAACTCTGACTGCTGGTGCTCTGGTTCGTAACACTGAGATGACCTGGATTCCTTCTGCTTATAAGTCGGATGTTCTGGACTTCTTCCAACTTGCTGGTGCTCCTGGTGTCTACAACAAGGCAACTGGTTCTGGTTTTGGTGCTCAATGGGTGCAAGGTAAGAAAGGTTTTGTTGCTGGTCTGAACTATGTTGCACAAGGTGGTTCTGATTCCACCAAAGGTGAGTTTAACGAAAAAGGTGCTCTGAACACTCTTGCTCAGATTGGTTACCGTGCTCCTAATTATGGTGTTGCATTCGGTTATCGTTATGGTACTGAAGGCACTCGTGTTCGCACCTTCAATGGTGTTCTGGGTTCTTCTGGTGCTCTTGCTCCTGGTCAAACCTCTAATGGTTATGCTCTGAGTGCTTACTGGCAACCTTCCAAGTCTGGCATCATTCCTTCTGTGAGTGGTGGTTATGGTTGGAATACTGTAAGTCTGAATGCCGAAGGTGAAGCAACTCCTAATGGCGCTACCGATTCGCAAACTTGGTACGCTGGTCTCCAGTGGTCTGATGTACTTGCTAAGGGTAATTCTGCTGGTTTTGCTATCGGTCAGCCTGGTAATGCAGAAGGACTTACTAAGGAAGCAACTATGTGGGAACTGTTCTATAAGTATCGTGTGAGCGACAACATCACTGTTACTCCTGCAGTGTTCTATGTTTCGAACAATCAGGCACTTTCGGATACCTCTTCCAACTATGGTGGTGTAATTCAAACTACCTTCCGTTTCTGATAAACCACTCATAAGTTGAGTGAAAGCACCCCAGAAAGGGGTGCTTTTTTATGAAACCAGAACCTTAACCAAATCTTAGTGGACTTTAAGGTTCTCTTCCAGTATTATTACTTACGAAGTCAATTCACTTCCAAAAAACTTTTTATGAAACTCAAAAATCTTATTGCTATTGGTCTGGTTGCTGCTCCTGCTGCTGCTCTTGCTGGACCTGCTCTGAATGGTGCTGGAGCTACGTTTCCCGCCCCAATTTATCAACGATGGTTCCAGGATTTTGCTTCGTCTACTGGAAATCGTGTTAATTACCAATCTGTTGGTTCTGGTGCTGGTGTTCGTCAGTTCATCGCTGGGACCGTCGATTTTGGTGCGTCTGATGAACCGATCAAAGCATCGGAAGCAGCAAAGGTGAAGCGTGGTGTCGTTCAAATCCCTATGGTGGGTGGAACGATTGCTGTCGCTTATAACAAACCTGGATGCAAACTAAAACTGACCCAGAAGCAAACCGTTGATGTATTCTCTGGACGCATTAAGGATTGGAAAGCACTTGGTTGCTCCGCTGGTCCTATTCAAGTGGTGTATCGTTCTGATGGATCTGGAACTACCTTTGCATTCACCAACTCTCTGGATGCATTCGGTGGTTGGGCTCCTGGTGTTGGTAAGGCAGTCAAGTGGCCTACTGGTGTTGGTTCAAAAGGTAACGAAGGTGTTGCTGGAACCATCAAGAACACTGCTGGTGCGATTGGCTATGTGAATACTGGATTTGTTCGTGCTAACAAACTCCAAGCAGCAGTTCTTCAAAACAAGGCAGGTAAGTTTGTTGGACCTTCTGCTGCAACTGGTTCTGCTGCTCTGAATGGTATTACTCTGGATGCAAACCTTGCTGGCGAGAACCCCAATCCTGCTGGTGTAAATGCATATCCCATTTCTACTTTGACTTGGATTCTTGCTTATAAGAAAGGTAATGGTGCAAAGGCAGATGATATTCGTGCCGCTATTAACTATGCTCTAAGCACAAAGGCACAATCTATTGCTGATGATCTTGGATATGTTCCTCTTTCTGGTAGCGTTCTGAACAAAGCACGTCTTGCTGTTGGTCGCATCGGTAACTGACATACATAGGGGGGTTGACAAAACCCCCTTTTTAATGTATTATAGATAACGAGTTAGGAGGTTTATGTCTCTTATTTCCCAAACAGACCGTCAAATGGTCATTGAGGCGCTTGAATACTATATTCATAAACTAAAAGAAGATAATTGTACAGAAGCATCAATTTATGCATATAATACACTTCTTCGTTGGATAGAACTGGAGTACTTTAAGAATGAAAATTAATCTCTGGTTCTGCATTGAAATGAATCAATGGCGTTGGACTCTGACAGATGACCATCGTCCAATTATCAAACAAGAATCTGGGCAAAGGGAAAATCTCCGTGACGCTATGAATGATGTAGCAAATACAGTTGAATATCTTATGAGTCAATCTTGACTTTTTATGGGCGATTGGCGCAGCGGTAGCGCAGCTGCTTTACACGCAGACGGTCATTGGTTCGAATCCGATATTGCCCATTATAAATATTTAAAAAAATTGAAGAAGTATAACTGATTATACAAATGGAAAATTTAAGAATCAGATGCCGCTCCTGTGGAAAGGAGTTAGAGGGGCATCCTACGAAAACTGTGTCTTGTGGTTGCTCTAATATGGCATCCATTCGTGGTGATAAGATTTCAGCAGTTGACTTATCTGCTGTTATTATGTTAAACTCTTATGGTCATAAATCAAAACCTGGTGTTCTTACTAACGAAGATCTTGCCTTCCAAGAGGCAAGAAGACAACGTAAAGTAAGACGTTTAGATTTTGAAGTCCGTTGAGGACTTTTATTGGAAGCGTGGCAGAGTCCGGTTTATTGCGTTTGTCTTGAAAACAAATGAGGGTAAGACCTCCACTGGTTCGAATCCAGTCGCTTCCGTTACAAATATTACAAAATTTTAGATTTTCTTAATCTATATTTTTGTATCAACACAAACTTGACATAGTACAAATACCCACTAGCATAACTAGTAGTATTCAACCTAAACCCTATGGATCAGCGCACCTACGATAATTGGGTGAAGATCAAGGAGACTTTTGAAGCCTCTGGGAACATGGATAATATGTTCTATAAGAGAGCAGTCGAAATAGTCAAAACCCGCAGAGATCCTCTTGCAAAGTTTCTTGGAGATGAGAAATGATGGAACCATTTGATGATGATTATGTAACTCGCACAGAAGTGCAGGAGATGATCGATGCAGCAATACGACGACACAACCGTAATGCTTCTATCATTAGTATGTGCGTCGGTTGGGTGGTTCTTGCTTTATT